CTAAACTAAGGTGCAGGTTACTGATCCATCGCTATTGAATACCAGCTTACGAGTCCTGCCGGATGAGTCTTTCATGTGCAGGGCGCTAAGATTACCGTCCAGAGAGATTATTCCCCCTTTTCTAATCCGAAGCACTTCGGAATTATTTTCTGTTGCCGAAAAATGGTTAAATCCAATATCTGGAGATACTGCGCTATGCTCTGATTTGAGTAGCGAGCCGTTGAATGATGTAAAATCTGTAATTCCGTGAATCGCGTTGGCCCCAGCTCTGCCCACGTGTGATAGAACTCCGCTGGCTAATTTAGGGGCAGCATAATAACCCATAACATGGTATGACCCGTAACCCTCTAGCATCATATTAAATGAGTTTGTCGCAACCCGATTTTCTTTATTGCTGGTAGTAACATTCAGCCGGATGCCGATATTGGAGTTTATAATTCCCTTCGATTCATCCCACTTCATATTTGAAGCGCTCAGAATGTTTGAGTTGACCAGCTCCCCATTAATGATTAAATCACCATCAAGATAATTACTGAAAAATCCGTTAGTATAAGCCTCAATAACTAAAGCCCCTTCAACAAATGAATGGGTTCTGTTTGAGTTTGTTAACGAGCACGATGTATTTGCAGCAAGTAGGCGCATCCCTGACTTTACTGTTTGATGATAATTTGCACTAGAAACATGAATACCGTAAACAAATGCCTCAGATGCGGGCTTGTCAACAACAACGGCATCATGATTAGTGGCGTTATTATTAAAAAATGGATTCTGTATAGAAACCATTTGCGAGCCATAGATATAGATCATACCTCGTTTGCTGAAAGTTGGATTTACTGATCCAAGATAGTAATCACATCCTATATGAGTTTGGTGGAGGTTTGATTTTATTCCTGATGTAAATTTAAGGCTCGTTTCGCGCGCCTCTAATATGCCCGGGACGATGGCTTTTAAATCAGATGTCGACACATATGAAGCTATTGCGTCATTATGGTCAGTTCTAAATTTACAATTTAGGACTTTGATTTCCTCTGTTGACGCAGCTAGATACGCCGTTACAGAAAACCACTTACCTAAATCGATATTTGAGAATTCCCCCCAATCATTGTTTGATAACGACCCTACTGTTGGCCTGTCAAATCTAGCGGTTAGCACGCCGATGGCTGGGCATCGTTCCTGTGTTGTTTCAATCTTAAAATTGCTGAGATATTTATTTCTCAACCCCGTCATATCGAAAACAACATCGCCATTTAGTGCTGGTGCTGGACTAATGATAGTGCTTTCTATGGTATCTCCTGCAAACCCTAAACACACATTGACGGGGAAACCTAGCGGAGTGTTTAAGTCAGACTCTGTACGAGGTCCAAAAAAAAGCCGTTCTGATATAACAAAATTACCAGCCCGACTCCTTATCATTGTATTGAATTTTCTTGCGTAGTTGATTGCCTGCTGAAAAGCTTTTGTGGCATCGCCCAATCCTTTATCAAGCCACCCTTCTATGTATATATCTGGCGAATCATTACCATATGCCCCATGACGCAATGAATACACATCTCTTGTTATAAATTCAACCACCCCTTTATCCGTTAACACGTCATAACCAAGCGTGTCATTACGGTTATATGAAATTATGTTGTATGGCAACTCTATTTCCGAAAATGCTATTAGAGTTTCGTTAGTTGATTTATTGTAAAGAACAGATGATGATTTCATGCCAGGTGAAAAATATGATACTTCACCGAATGGTAAATCTAACAACATTGCAGATGTTGTTAACTCGTCATTGCCAAAAAGCAGCCATGCATTTTCAGAAATTCCTCCAGTAGATTCAGGAGTTGAACCAGCAAATACCTGCTTTGGTAACTGACCATTCCATCTATAATACAAACCATTTCTTTCATCTCTCAAAACCTGATTTATTAGCGTAATTTCATTATTTGGTAGCATGACCCCTTTCTGGAAACTATCCAGTGTTATAATACCAGTAGATAATATGGCAGAGATGACATCAACTTCAAATCGATTCATCAGATCCATGAATAAATTTTCAATCCCTGAAATGGTCAAATGTTCATTTCCGAAACGGTCGATATATCTATTAACTAGCGACGTTACGAACTCGTCAATTTTCGCACCGCCAAAAACGTGATCGCGAATATCGGCAGAAGGTACAGGGTTTTGAGTTGGAGTCGGAACGGGGATATTCAAATACTGAGATGCCATGTGTTGCCTCTGCAATAAAAAAGGCCACCCGAATGGATGGCCTTGTTGGATTTGGTTTTATTGGCGATTAGTCGCCAGCGTAAATTTCTTCTGAATACTCAGATAGCGAAAGTGTTTGAGTGTCGTCACCATTTGGCGTTGCTGACTCGACACGCCATAGCGTTGCATTTAGCTCACTGGCGCTTGCGATAAAATACCGTGACGGCGTTTGAACGCGCTTCCCGTCGTAGATATTCAAATCAAAAGCCTCTGCGCTTGCATTGAATGCCTTGGGATTATTTGTTACCGGATAAGCCCTATATCGCCCCCTATATCCACCATCACTATCAGTCACCACCACCCACATATCACCAGCGAAATTAATTCGCTCCGACGTGAGGAATATATCGCCATCCCTGCCGGTTAAATATCCTGTTTGTTGCTCGTTGTCGTACATATCCGGGCATTGAACAACAGAACCTCTAACAACCTGCGTCGTTTCGAAAACTTTAACATTCATGCTGATTCGAGAGTAAAGCAGTCGCCGAGCCTCCAGCCATGCCCTATTCTCTGCCTGTGCGTGATTGCGGCAGCCAGATAGAGTAATGGTCATTGCATTCGGCGTTGCAGTCGTTACCTGTGTAATGCCAGTGGCATCAACAGACAAATACACGTAGGATTTATTATTCGTCCGTGGGTCGGTGTAATCCAGCGCTATTCCGTCATAACCATTTGGCAGGCTCATGGAATAACCCATCTTGAAGCCATCCCAAAACATATTGCTGCGTCCAAACACAGCTACCGGGTAATCCTCCTTTTCATCACGCCAGAATGTCAGCGTGTCGCCGATCCAGTTAATGTCCACCCGAGCGGCATTACAGATTGTCTGTATCCTCTCCCCAAGCGCCTGGCCCGCATCCGAGAATGTGTAATCGAAATACCCCATCTGTGGTTCTGATAATGACGCTGCAATGTCGTACAAGGCGGGTAAATCCAGGCGAACGGGGTCTTGCTTCGCCACCATGACCCATTCATGCAATACGGCATCAGCAAATGACCTTGACGCCCTGAGCGTGTAATCAATCTGCTGTGTACTGGTGTTGTACGAAATAGTGTGCCGCGTCGCCAACAGGTTATATTTACGCTCGCGAACGCTGGAGGCGTTTTCTGTCTCCATGACAGTGACGCGCACCATCGTGTCGTTTGGATAAACCACATTTTCACGGATGTTTATTGCGTGCGTCGCCTGGATATAGAGCGTTGAGTCGTTGGCGGAGTTGTCAGTCCTTTTAAGCTGGAATGCGTAGCGCATCTTCCCTGCCGTTGGCGTCACTTTAAAAGTAAAGTAAACGTAATCCTGTTCGCCTCGGTTATTACGCACGTCAACATTCAGGGATTGGTCTGTTCCGGGAATGATGTTGTTATCATCATCAACCGCCCACAAATTGATAGTTACCGGCCCGCTACGGCCCGCCCCCTGATTTCCCGCCAAGTGAAACCACAAATGCGCAGAATCAACGGCAGCAAAGAATGGCCCGATAATCCCACCTTCAAACTCAGTGATTTTCAGCTTAACGGTGTTTATAGTCGCGTCGAGCGGTGTCGATGTTATATCGCTGCCGGTCATATTGCCGAATATGAATGTGTAATACTCTTCCGGGTCGATAATGGCCCCGTCATCTGTTATCACTGATGACAGAATATCGCCAACCACGGTGATGTCTTTTGTTACCGAGCCGCTGGCAGTGTCGTAGGTTACATTCACGATAAAGGTAACAGATAGCGGCTTTGTGCGGTCGTGGAAGTAATCAAAATCACCGTTTTTGATGATGCGCACCGATATCTGCCCGCCGGCGTAAAACGCCTCCACCACGTCGGTAGTTTCCGCTTGGTTCAGAACAGCGCCGGTTGCCTCATTCAGCCCCGGCAATTCCTGCCCATCAACATCATCGAACGCATACCCTTCGTTTATTGTGCCGATCACTTCGCCAGGTTGATAAATGTGATAGCTCGCGCCGACCATAGAACCAAGAGATGACTCAGAGTACCGGACGGATGATGTCGTGTAGCGTCCGTAACCCACCTCCATAAATTCAGTCACATACTTCTTGTTGTCGATGTACTCAAACAACGATTCTTGGATGAGATCGGGAAATACCCGGCATTGCCCGTAAACATTAGGACGCCCCTTATACAGCCGCGCAGTGTTGGATTGCCCCGTCAGATCGTTATTGGGTGATTCGCCGGTGGCCGCCGCTATCGATGGGGTTTTGATGTCACCCACGAGAAGTTTCTGAACAGCAGAAAGCGCCTTTTTGGTCAGGCGTATCGGGTTTAGCGCTTCCCACGGTGCCGAAAGTTTTATGACATCCTTGATGAAGCCGCCAAGTCCGCCTTGAGGTTGGTCAAAAATTGTCAGCGCATCGTTAGACTTTAACGGCGTTGTAATATCGAAATCGTCAGCAAGCTGCTCGCCGTTGAGCTTGATGATCACCGAGTTGTGCAGTCTGCTTTTATCCAGAACGTCGATTATTTTCGTGCCCGGCGGTACGTCTCCCTTTTCTTTCGGCGCGCCAGGCAGTCTCTGAATTTCATAGTTCGGCATAGTTCAAAAACTCCACTCTCGAATAAAGCCTTTCCAGAACGGGTAGCCGGTCAACACGAACCCCCTCACCGTTGCCGCGTGAGTGCAGGCAGCGATTGCCAGCCACAACAACCCCGATGTGATGCGGTCGCTCACCATGGTAGAAGACGGCGACACGGCCCACCTCTCTGCTGCCCGGTGACCAAAAGACCACATCGCCCTCATAGCAAGTGATAAAGTCCATCCCGGCTTCGTAGTCCGGCGTCTGGTGAATTTCAATGCCGAGCACGTGCCGGTAGTACAAAACCACCAATCCCCAGCAATCCACCGTTTCAAACGAGCAGGCGCGGTCAGCCCACGGCAAGCCAATAACTCGCCGGATAAATTCGTCTTGTGTCATAGGTTGCTAAGTCCGGGGTATTCTTCGACGGTGTAAATGATGGGGTTTGCCACGGTAAGCGGGTTTGTCACGCCGACAGTAACGGTCACGTTCTCCGCATCGGCGGCCACGTCTTTCACATACATCGAATAGTTTTTCAGCGACACGCTGTCACCGATGCTTTCCCAGATGTTGTATGCGAACGTGATAGGCTCCATTCGCGCAGCACCACGCCATAATTTAAGCCTGCCTTTCAGGTCCTGTGAGAGCGCTGCAAAGGTGATTGAGGCGTTGATTGTGGTTGAGCCGTCCTGCGCTGGTTCCGTTAGATTAAAGCGCGCCGGTTGGTATTCATGACCGTTGAAAGTGGCTGGCACGAACAGATTATTTACCATCCGCTCTTCGCCAAACGACGAGTGATAAAAGGTAACAGTCTGCTTGAGGTCAGATGCAGGTCTGCGCTCCTTCCATTCCTTAAGGGTTATTGGCATCAGGCAAAATCTCCGTCGCTATCAAATCGTACCAACTCCCCGCCCCCGGCTGCGCGCCCACAATCCAGTCGTCAAACTCTTCAGTCAGGTCATTCTGGAAATTGCAGATAACATCAGCCGACCATTGCACTGTGATACCGTTCTTGCTGGTCTGAACTGGTGGCGCGATAAAGTGAAGCTCCTGCACCTGCACGCCCCGTGAGTCGCCGAGGTCAATAGGCATATCGAACCACGCCCGACCGCTGTCGCAGTAGTTAGGGCTGCGCAACCACGACTTAAACCGCTCCGACTGCTCGAGCGTGAAAATCCACGTAAGCGACCAGGTGTATTTGATGTCAGTGGTGATCGGGGTGAATACGGCTGGACCGACTGCTGGATTGCTCTGGCGAAATGGCGTATCGCCGGTTCTGTTCATGTTTGCGCGCTGCGGTAGCGGCAAGAACATGGGGTATTTCACATCAGCCACATATCCTCCGGGCAATAAAAAACCCGCCGAAGCGGGTTAGGTTGGTTAATGAGTTATCTGGTTTATTCGCTCTAACTTATGGCGATGCATTTCAAGGTGGTGCTGGAGCGCTAAAAGCTGGAACTTTGCAGCGCCTATCTCATAACCAGCTTGTTCCAGTTCAAATAGCAATCGTCCAAGTGGATTAGGATAATCACCGTTTGGCACAAGCATTTTTGCAGGGTAATTCCACGGTTTGGTTAATGCGTGTTCTCCAACAATCCATTTGTACGGGTCAAACCATTCCATCGGGTATGAAATCAGCTTTGCTGCTGACCTCTTCTCTTTACCGATGAACTCACCTTCCAGACCGTCCAGATAGGCCACAGCCTCTTTTATCTGCGCTGGCTGCAACTGGTGAATGTGCTCAACGTCGAAACGCTCATGTACCAACTTCCAGATGTCAGGGTAAATCTTGCCGATGCCGGTGGTGATTAAGCGCTCGGCAGTCTGGCGCAGTGGGATAAGCTGTGTTGCGGTTGATTGGCGAACCTTGCGAATCGGTTCGACCTCACCTCGCTGGCTAAAGTAAAAATCCTCCAGCTTCTCGAATACGTCCCATGCGCGATCTGTTTCAAGCATCTTGGCATGACGGGCTGCTCCGCGTTCTGTCCAAAGAGTCAGCTTAGGAGCACGTTTATCGACTTGGTTACCGAAAGTAACCGAGTTCTTTAAATCCTTTAATACAGAACCACTTATCACAAAGTAGTGCTTACCCTCTGCAAACCTTGAGGCGTTACAGGAGTAATTTTTCTTGATGTTGTTTTTGGTGCAACCGTAGAAGCTTGCAATCTGTTCCGTGGTCACAACCGGAACGCCAGAATGAACGATTACGGGCATACCCTGTTTGATAGCTACATCAGTAGTTGCTATAATTGACATGTCAATAATTCCTGATCTGGGTTATTTGATACCGAAGCCCTGACTGTTACAGCAGTTGGGGCTTCAACCTTTCTACGCATTGATAAAGCCATCTTTTTTCAGGCTCTCCATCACGCGACGGTGCATTTCTGTATTCACCGAACGTCCATTCTCTTCCGCTACCTTGCGTATCAAGTCCAGATCCTTCTGAGGCCACCGCAGATTAAATTGCGGTAATTTTCTTGCGCCTTGCATGATATCCCCATTAAAAGGAACCACGGTGGTTCAATTGAGAATGTACTATCACCGTTATAGACTGTCAATAAAAAATACGGTGATAAAATGTCCAGAGAAGATCCGCAGTTTAAACTAAGGCTTCCCCCTGATCTGAAAGCGAAAGTCACTCAACGAGCAAAGATGAACGGGCGTTCTCTTAATGCGGAGTTGGTGCAGATCGTTCAGGATGCCATAGCGAAACCAGCGCCCATATCTGGCTATCGAGACGAAGCTGAGCGGCTGGCAAGCATACAGGCGGAAGAGTTCAAAAAAGTTGTTTTTGATACTCTAAAATCTATATATCATAGTGACTTACACAAATCCTCAGACGATAAATGATCTAGATCAAGCAAGGCGCAGCGGGGTGACAACACTGAGCCTTGTGTTTTACAGAAATATATGATTCAGCAGTTGCTTACTCGTTCGCTTTCGTTCACACTTGAATTACCTGATAGGTAATCGATTCACGCGAGCAATACGAAAAGGACTCCCGATCACTCAGGAGGACATATGCAAACAGCAACTAAGAACGCAACCATGCCATACATGATCCCGGAAGCAGACTTCGACAGAAAGCTCAGTGTTGTCAAAAACAACATTGAGCACACACATGCTTTCTTGCAAAAAGGCGTAGTAGACTTCTCTCTGCCTGGCTTTGTTGTGCCTTTTGGTTATCGCTTGGTTAAGTCTCGCAATGATGAACACTATCGCTTAGTTACTGATGCTCAGGACCCGGAAACCGTTTATGCAGTTAAGCTTGTTTTCCGCCATGACATCATAGACGCAAAGAAAACATGCACTCAGATATTAGTCTGGAGAACTGTGCAGGCTCAGCACGATAATGTTGTTCGTGGATTGCCTAAGGTTTTCTTCCAGTTCTTCCTTGAGAGCTACTCAATAGTAGTCTCTGATGAAGAGCAAACCAGTGATGGCAGGCGCTTCTGGGAGGCGATGATCTCGTGGGCCATGTCTACGAGTGGTTATCACGTATACGTTTCCGATGGCACGAAGGAATCTCGCCCATTAACGTTTATGACCTCTTGGGATGACTTCTACGCTACATGGGCTGATTTCTGTTGGGGTAATGACAAAGATTGTCATAGCCACCGACTATTAGTGATAAGCAAAGATAAGCTTCACTAACCAGTCAGACTAAACCCGGCACTCGCCGGGTTTTTCTTTGCTCCCACCTTTACCCACCACATGCTATCCTGACTAAAAAGGAGGTTGGGATGAAGTACGTTATTGCTGCGCTGCTGGCGCTTTCTTCTATGTCTGCTAGTGCTGATTGCTGGGTAGTTGAAGGAATGAAAGGCACATCATTCTCCGAACGAAATGCAGACAAAAGCGAAAGCTGCGTAACGCAGATAGAAAGCCCGCCATATGCGGGTTTTCTTTTGCCTCAAGCCACCTCACCCACGCATCAGTAAGCCCCATTAGCCCTTCTGCTCAACCCAAACGTGCTTTGCAATGTATTAGCCATTGGCCCGCCGCTTTCCATGTCGTTAATGAACACGTCGACATAAGTAGATCCATCCTGGCTGTACGATTGGGTTTTAACTTCCGACGATGTGTAGTTGTTGACGTTCACAACAACGTTGCCACCGCCGCCGCTGCCCAAATCCTTGTTGCTGATAACGGAGCCATTATCTCCCGGTATCATGTACTGCTTGCCATCGCTGGCACGGTAGATTTCCGGTAGGCCAGATTCGCCCACCTGATACATCCCACCAGCCGAAACCGGTCCGCCGTTCTTGCGCTTTCCGGACAAAGCAGATATGAGGCCAAACCCAGCCAGTAACGCCGCACCACCGACAACAGCAGCAGCACCAAATGAGCCGATAGATGCCACCAACGCAGCTGGTAGCCATGCGGTCATGGTTGTACCTGCCGCCGCAGTACTTGCCGCCGTGGTTGTCGCTATACCTGCCACGGATGCAGTGGTAGTTGCGGTTGTTGCTGCTATTTGTGCTGAACTACCCATCACGGCCGAGCGCACCCACTCCGCACCCATCTGCACAAACGTGTTGATTAGGCTGTTGAGTACGGTATTGCCGAGTGACTGCATGGCCTGACTTGCAGACATGCTGCCGCTGATGATTCCGGTAAGGGCGTTAGACGCACTACCAGCGAATGCATCAAAAGATGCTGCGGCTGCTTCATTGCCAATATTCTGATTCCTCCATATCTCCCAATTCGCGGCAATTCTCTGCTGTTCGTATTGCTTATCAGCGGCATTGCGCAAGGCAATAGCCTGGTCGTGGGTTAATGTCGTATTCTTTTCAAACTGTTGAATCAGCGCCAACTTCCGCGTGTGCTCGTTAGCCAGTGCCTGCACGGGGTCAACCTGAGCCACTGCCTGTTGCGTTGGCGTAACTGCTGCATCAGATATGATCTTCGCCATATTTGCTTGATGCTGTTGTTCACGCTGTTCAACTGCTGCGTAGTACTCTTCCTGGGTTATTTTCTTGGTATTAAGTGCAGCCTGTAATGCTTGGATGTCAGAGCGATAGCTTTGCGTTTCGCTGAGGGCTGGAACCAGAGTCGCTGCCTGAGTTGCCCTGGCTGCATCCCATTGAGCCGCCGCATATTCACCGGCCAGCCTTATATTGTCTTCCGTTGCCCCTTTGCCCAATGACTGCTGAGCGCGGAGTATGGCTTGTTCGCGAGAAAGGTTCTCTGTGGCGCTGGTAGCAAGCTGCGTCTGCTGCTTCATGTTTTCCAGCTTTAACGCAATGGATTGCGCAGTAGATGCCGAGCTTTTATCTTGCTGCTCCGCTTTCTGCTGCTCTTTTCGACGTTCCTCTTGGGCTTTTTGAAGGTCGAAGTTTTCACCGGCCAATTGCTTGGCCGCCGCAATCTGATTTTTGTTATCCGTGACTTTAGCCTGCTCCATACCAGCTTTTGTAACGGCGCGAAGGCGATCGTCCTGTATTTTCAGAAGCTCGTTTTGCTCTTGCAGGCTAAGGATGAACTTATCACCCTCAGCCGTGGCTGGAGACACTTGCAGATTTTTGGGGTTGAAGTTTTGTCCGGCTTGGTTGGCTCGATTTATCTCATCAGCAGTGTTACCGAATGCCTTGGCAACGGCTCCCTGCACGCGCTCAAGTGTCGTACCTTTCTGAATAAGGTTGTCATGCATTCCCATTGAGGTGAGCATGTTGTTGTTCAGGGTGATCTGAGCATCATCGCGAGCCTTGATGACTCTGGATAGTTTCTCTTCAAGGTCGGCTAAATCACGGCGTTTTTGACCAAGTTGGTCAGTTACTTCCGCTGATCTCTGCATTGCAGCATTCGATATATTCCCGGCAATTGCCAGCCTTTGCTGTTTTGCTGAAAGGTCATCTATCTCTGCTTTTGCATCAATTATCGCATCTTGCATGCCGCGAATGGCCTGGTTTGAATCACCGATAGCCCCACGCAGAGAGGTGTTACTCATTGAGCGCATCGAAGCATTCAATTTGTCAACGCTATCAGCAAATGCGATCGCCTCTTCTCTTGCTTGCTGCGACTTCTGGTAGAAATAGAATATCGCCGTAGCGGCCAGCATTGCAGCTCCAGCTGGGCCGCCAACAAGAGACAGTGCAAATTTACCGGCCTGAACAGCTGTTGCCATTGCGCCTTGCGCCGCAACAACCCTAAGCGACGATGCTGCGTGTTTTATGTTTTCTGCTGTGGCCCTTTGCATAGCTCCGACATACCTGGACGCCATAACAGCAGCTACGATTCCAGCAGATATAGCCACGGCGTCGAGCACTTTAGGCATCATCTGCGTGTTCTGGCTAAAGCCAAGAATCCCATCAGCGGCAGAGATAATGCCGTTAGTGAATGCCTGCAATGCGCCGGTCTCTTTCTCCATGGCAACCAGTAAAGAAGTGATCGCCGTTTTCATTCTAACACCTGCATCGGTCAAGTTATTTGACATGCCAGCCGCAGCCGCTGAGTTTTCTTCCAATGACTGTCGCAATCCCTCTGACAGTTGAGCGGCGGTTATTTTACCCGCCGAACCAAGTGCGCGGATCTCTGCCGATGATTTACCGCTTGCCGCCGCGATATCGTCAATTACTGACGGGATTGCCGCGATGATGGTTTCCCATGAATCCGCCTCAACCTTGCCTTTGTTGATGGATTTAGAGAAAGCGCTGATCGCGTTGTTTGCCCGGTCTACACTGGTGGCATTCTTCACGAATGCGTAGGACATGGAATCCTGAATATCGATCGCCTGATCCGTGGTGTAATTCATGCTGCGCAAGCTGGCAGCAGTGGTGATGTAAAGCTCTTGGGCTTCCGAAAGTGCGCGATATGTACCGTTGGCAGTTTTCAGCAGGCGCTGTTGCACATGCTCAAATTCCTCTTGGCTTGCCGTCGCCATCTGAACGCGCTCTGACATCTCCTGGAAGCGCTGAACAAGTCCAGCCATCTCGCGCAGGGCCGATACTGCAAACACTCCTTTTATCACTGACCCCAACTTGCTCATGCTGGCTTCAAGTCTATCAGCAGATTTGGCGCTTTTGTTAAACCCCTCTTCCATCTTATCCAGCCGAGAATCAACCTGTCGTTGCGCCTCGATCAGCTTGGCGACGTCCATTTCTACCTGATAGACGATGTTCCCGACCTGATTCTCGCTAGCCATTCGTTTCTCCAGACAATAAAAAACCCCGCCGAAGCGAGGTTGAGTGATGATTAGCAGGCATCAATTTGATGCGTTTTGTTTCTTGTCAATATACTTGTCAATGGTTCTGGCGTTTACGCAAGCTGGCTTGACTGATGAGTCCCCACCGCTCTCGTCAATCTGGTTACACATGGCCGATAACTCACCATTGCTCTTTACCTGGAACATCAAGTTTGCGACCAACTTATTGCATAGCTTAACGTCAGTATTGTCCTTGCAAATTGCATGGACGACTCTGTCATAGCTCATCGCATCCATATCTGCTGAAAATACTGATACAGGAGTAATTATTAATAAGAAAAACGCCATCCTATTCATGGCTAATCCTTATGTAAATTTAAATTTTCGTTGACATATAATAGCAATATTATCAGTCAGCCAGGCCACTTTTCGTCTGAGAGTACGATTCAGACATGTTGTATTTTTCAACGATATCGCCATTAAACAGAATCGTTAGCTCTTTTTTGTTCACGTGGACGCTGTTATGAAACATCCCGTAGAACGGGATAAAGTTCTTGCCGTCTACATTTGCCTTGGCAAAAACGTACTTCCAGATTTCCTTTCCGCCGTCAGTGTAGTTCACCGAGTCAGGCGATCCGAACGACGCTTTTACTGATGCCTTAGTCGTTACACCCTGCGTTATTTTTGTTTGGACGCTCGCCTCTGACTCACTGCCGATCGCCTTATTGCCAGAAGAGGCACAGCCAGATAGGGCAACACACAGACTTAACGCGCTAATTATTAGTATTTTATTCAATTCCATCCCTCCGTTGATAATGTCGAAAACAGATTATCATAGGGATGACGCAAGACAATGCAATGTTAGGCTGCTTTCTTGGCTTTCTCTGCCGCTATACGGGCCTCTCGGCGCTTGAAGTAGTCATCACGCACGGCATCATACTCTTCGCGCGTAAAGCCTTTCTGGTCGGGATATTTGGCGTTAATCATTAATTGGAAATCGGTCATCGTTAACCGCTCCGCCTCATCCCTGTTGATAGAAAAGTGAATACGGGCCGAGTTGATGTACTCAACAGCGCGGAACTCGTTCACGTAGCTGTTAGTCTCGCTCCGCTGTGGTTTGCGTACCTTTGCCTTGCCCATGACGCCGTGCTCTATCAGGGTATGGGCTATCAGGATGATTTCACCAACTGACATCCCGCCGGCACGATAAACTATGCCGCGCTTTCCTGGCCGCCACTCGCCCACCAGCGCGGTTATATCGTCATCGCAGCACGCCTGCATAACGTGCATTGCCGCTGACAGGATTTTCCTACCATACACAGGCTTGCGCAGTGTCTTGATAAGCCAATCTGGTATCTTGCCGTATGCATCCTGAGCCATAGCGACCACTTGAGCGACTTCGTAACCGTTTAGTGTGGCGTAGGCTTCCACAATCTCAACGGGGCTACCCATGCGCGTCATAGCGGCGAATGAGGGACGGAAAAAGTAATCTTTTTGCGCGTCGGAGATAACCATTTCCCCGATCTCAGTAATGGGCGTCATGATTTCCTCTGGCATTAACAATCATCATCAAGGGCGGCACGCCACCCTTTGTAATGACAGCTAGCTCACGGTGACAGTGTGAGTTGCCACCTTATTGCCATCCTCGGTTGAGATGACGATCTGTGCGGTGCCGGTAGCAACACGGGTAACGGTGACGGTGGTTCCAGATGCAACCGCTGTAGCCTTGGTTGCGTCGGTGGTAGCCACAGTAAACGCCTTATTCGTCGCACCAGCCGGTGCAACGGTAACGGTAAAGGTGCTAGTGCCACCCGCCGCACCGGTGCTTGTTGCTGGACTCAGCGTCACGCCAGTAACCGGAACCGTATCGATCAGGGTCACCGAAACGGTGTTGCCGTCGTAAACCTTGAACTCGGTCGAGAAGGTTACAATATCGTTAGTCCCCCCGTCCGTACTCAGCGCTGTTGCAACCATGTAGCCGACAAACTCAATCGGCCCAAGTTGCACACGAACCCACAGGGTAGGCTGACGTTTGGCATTCATTTCGTCGGTGAAATACTTCACGAACTTACCAAAGCCGAACTGATCCAGCGCGTCGTTTTTGCGCACCTCGCCTTCAAACGAGATAGTGGCGTCGGCGTTGGTGATCGCGTTATCCACCCATGCGCCCTTGTCGTCCGCATCTGAAGTCACGGTGTTGGGCGAGAAGTCGATGGTTTTCGACGTGCCCGCCGCCAGCGCCTGCCAATCTACTTCCGTTGGCACGGTGTCAGCACACCCCAGCGCAACTTCGAGAACGACGTTTTTACCGACCAACAGGCCGGAATCGTTACATCCTTCCATTGTATAGCCTCTTATGGAATTGAAATAAAAAATGGCCCGAAGGCCGCCAAGGGGAATTACGAGATAATTTCTAATCGGAGCCGGATAACCGTTCGGCCCTCTTCGGTAGGTATTGGCGTAGGGAATCCGCCAGCGTTGGAAATGAAGTTAAGCACATCGTCATTGGCGTTGTTGGTGACGTAATCCATGACGGCCTGCGCGGTCGCGATTGCTGGCGCTGGATCATTCTTGGCGCTGATAATGTTCACCAACACGTAATCGTAAGCACCAAGACAGCGATAACGCGGCGTGCCGCCATCAGGCTGCACAACAATATACCGCATCGCGCCAGTGTCAGCCTTTTGCTCGATCCACTGCACAAGCTGGAGTTTGTAGCCATCGATAAGGTCATCCCCGCTCGGTAACTTCGCAGCCTCCAACCAGTCAGCAACCTTTTCGAATATGGTCATATTGCACCCAATAAAAAAGGCCGCCGGAGCGACCTTTAACCATAAATTAATTCATAGACATTCTTTTAGCCTATCAATCAGGATACTGATGTCTTCTCTATCCCAAACGAAATACAATTGATCTTTATCGAACATCCCATTTCTGGTTTCTGTCCGCGCATCCAATTTTAGGTTTTCACCGCCATCTACAGCGGCTTTAATTTTATCAAAATGATCACTGGTGTCATTCCAATCAAAATCAGGAATGGTTTGCTGATAATAATCAACACCAGCAACAGTATCGCCTTTTATGAAAAAACCGTTCACCGTTGTATCTGGTGCGCCGGCAGTCCAGCCAGAAAGGCTGTACACTGTGTTTGCTGGCAGAAGCAAAAATTCATCTCTGTTTACGATTTTCACATTAATTCGCTCCTGATTTTTATTATCACGGTGGTTAATTATACCACACTATAAACCCATTTCCTTTTTCACCACCGCATCAATCTGCGCTTTTGATTCCTCAAACGAACGCTTAAGGAACTCTTTTTTCGCAGTGGAGCGGCGGAAGTTCTGCTTAATTGCTGGGTCATGAACATACACTGCATAGTTGGCGGTGTATCCGACACGACCTGTTAGCCGAGCACCATTGACAACCAGTTCTCGAAATTGACTGTTTATCAGCGTGGTAGTATCACCAATAGGTGTGTAAAGCAATGCCAAATCACCACCGATTAACATTGCTGAATGGATAGCCCTTGCAGCTTTACGACCTTGTATATCGCCGATCAGCGCGTTTAGCTTCGCCTGTGATTCACGGATGCCGGTTACTTTGACCTTTGCCATATCACGCCCCGGTAGCTATCTCATAATCGTCAGCAACGCGATAGAACGTATCTTCGTCTCTCCCTACATCCACGACTTCATCAGCATCGACAATCGGCGTTAAATCCGCATGTTCGCCAATGGCTATCATGTCGCCATTTTTCGCATCAGCGTATTCAGTCCAGAAGTAAAGTTTGACGACGATTTCATTACCAACCGCGTTAGAGTTTCGCTTGCTGCGGCTGCCATATCCGCAATCGATAACGACTGGAGAGCCGTAAGTCGGCTTGTTCCACTTGTCTGTACCGGTCATCGGCCAAATAGTGGCCTTGGCGGTGTAACTCCACGAAGCTACTGATGACAATTTCACTCCCTCCACTTAACGATAACGGGCTTTTCCGCTGCAATATTCCGGCAGAACAGTGACCATTCACCGCTTGGCTTGATATACGCCGTCGTTTGCTTGCCGGTATCGGTCAAAATCCATACGCGATTTAAGGGGCGTGGTAGTTTTTCTGAAACCGGAACCCAAGACATGACACCTCCGTTAAACATGCTTCCAGTTTTCGCCTCTGCGTATGCGTGATATCTGCTGCTGATTAACACCATACATTGATGCAAGTTCGCGCTGGGTAATTCCGGTGGATGCCCTTATGGCTACAACGTCAGATTCCGTCACCTTGGATTGACTTTTTGATTCTCCGTGTGCGGCAACTCTTAACCCAGTAAATAATGCGTGGCGGTTATTATCCGTGCTTGTGGCCCACTCCAAGTTTTCCACGCGATTATCCAACTTGATTCCATTGATGTGATTGACTTCCAACTTTCCTTTTGGGTTTGGTATGAACGTTTTAGCAACGAGTCGATGGATTGTTTGCACTCTTCTGACGCCATCAGAAAACAAAGTTACTTGCATGTAACCCTTCGTATGGATTGCAGGCTTAAGCCACTTCCCCTTTACTTGACGCCCGAATGAATCCACTCGCTCATTTGACCAAACTTTCCCTTCTGGTGTGATGGAGTAGATGCCTTCATAGCCTGGGATGTCTTTCATACAAACCTCACAGTAGGTTTCACAGTTAATGGCTTCGGCAGGCTTTCGGTTACAGGCGTCCAGTTCATCACTTGTCACCGCACATGCAGGAGCCGCGAGAAATCCACAGCCCGCCATGCGCCGTTTGCGTCGGATCCGGCGGTATTAGTCCGGTAGCGCAGCCATTTTTATCCAACCCACGCAGCAGGTTTAATGCACCTTTCCACCGGTCAGAGAAAGACTGATAACGGAAAGACTGGGAAGCGCCGGATGGCGCCGTTTGGCTGGAGATGTATTTGTCACCCTGCGCCAACCCCATCAGCCCAATCAGATAAAGCTGGATAAGCAGCGCGGTTGCTGGCGTGTAGTTGGCATCCAAGCATTCCTGAATGCTATTTGCCTGCTCGACTAAAGCATCAAGCACGAATGAAGGGAGCGATATCCCGACACTAGCCAGATACTCTTTTGCTTGATCTGCGGTCAGCATGCCGATCCCCTAAAAGTGAAGCCCCGACGAAACGGGGCCATTAAAAAAGCCGCTCAAGTTTGGCGGCTTATTCGGTTGCGTCGGCTTTTTGTCGTCCGCGCTTACCTGATGTTGCTTCCGGCGTTGCTGGTGTCAATTCTCCAGCCACTTCACCAACCAGCAGGCGGACATTAGCCTCAAGCGCAGGATGGAGCGTTGCCAGTTCCACCACATCACCACGGCTAACGCCATGCCATGGACGGATGACTTCGTACTTAGCCATATTCGCCCCTTACGCCAGATTTGCGCCGTACAGCACGCCTGACTTACCGTCACCATCGCGCTTAATCTGCAAGCCCATCGCCGACATGATCTGGAAGTTCCAGTTTGACTGAGGCATAGGGCGCGGCAGAGGCACAATGCCAGTAGCCATACCCACCAACGGGGTGATGACATCCTGACGGCGTTGGTAGGCGATGAACTCGTTACCAGACAGGGCGAAAGTTTGGCGAACGGAGCGAGCAGGAATAAAGCCGGTGATCACGCTCAGAACTGTGCCACCTGACAGCAGCGTGTTACCGCCGATGGTGACAGTTGCAGGTTTCATCAGGTTCGCCCAGATCTGCGGAGACACCCACAACACGTCATACGCCTCAACGAAATTGTCACGCGCAGACTGACCGAAAGCGCCGGACGTGAAAAACGCGGCAATATCTGTCTGGCTGGCAGTAGTCAAATCGATGTTTGCGCCACCTGCACCAGCCCCCAGATTCAACTTGATGGTGTTGCGGTGAGTACGCAGCCCCTGAGCAGGATAGTTTTGAACCTGAATCGTGCTATCGCCGTCCAAAACGTAGGAGACAATGCGCTTGTTAAACTTGCGCAGTTTTGCCGCTTGAGAGTCGAGAACCAGATCCACACCGACAGTATTCAGGCCAGCAGCGAGACGCCAGTTAACACCGTAACCAGCAGTGAACACGGGGATAGGGTCACCATCGCTGGCGTATTCAGTGTGGTCAAAGGAGTACGGCGGCTGACCATCGAGGCTAATCGACACATCATCAGCGATATCGCCAACCATGTTGTACAGCTTAGCGGTCTTCCCGATTGGCAGAACGGTCTGAATGCCCATCAGATCAGTGACGATTTCCATACCTGTTTCTTGGTCGCGCAACTGGATAACTTGGCGGTCAATTTCGGCCCAAAAATCACGGCCCAAACCATCACCTAACAGCGCGTTAGCCGCCAGCATTTCCGGCGTCATCATGTTGCGGTTGGCGGCGATCATTGCGTTGTGTTGGGCGTCGAACATGTTGCGATTGGCCCACAGTTCATTCCAGTGTCCGCGCAGGCGGCTATTCGTAGCCAACGTTTCAGCGGTAAAGTACATCTGTTTCTCCTTAAGATACGGTTACGCTGTCAGCACGAGCGCGGATGCGGATGAAATCAACCGCCGTTGTCGTAACAGCATCTTGGCTGTAGCCAATGATTTTGTACGTGCCAGCAGTTGCCGGAACAGCAGCGGCCAGACCTGCAATCACAGTGATCGGCTGGTCTTTGGTGTAGGTGCCGGCAGCAACGCGCACAGCGAATTCGCGGCCCTCTTCCAGATAGTTTCCGATTGCAGAATGACCGGAAGGAATCTGGTCGGTAATCCCGAGACCTTCGTGATAGGCGCTATCCAGTACGTACATGCGGCCTACAGGCGTAGTGCCTTGTGCAAACAGGTTGCTACCATTGATAACAGCAAAGGTGCCGGGATACAGCGCGGCGGCGGTTTTGCGAGTCTCGGTTTTGAACAGAGAATCGCCATCAATATTGACGCGACGATAACGAGCCATTATTTAGCACCTCCCTCAAAATAGGTTTTGTAATCTGGTGCGCCGGTTTCTTTTTGATTCTGCGCGGAGTTGGTGCCGAGCGGGGTAGCATTGCCGAGCGATTTATACATCGCTTCCAGCGCTTCGCCAGACAGCGCGTTAGCCACGATGTCACCGTGAACCTTGGCGACTTCTGCGCGTTTGGTGGCCTCTTCTGCGCGAGAGTTTGCGGTCAGGGTGTCGGTTAACGTTTTTTGGTTAGCCTGAATGGCTGCGATACTTTCCGTCAGTGGCTTAATTGCTGTCTCATTATTGGCAGCGATCGCCTCACCAACGATTTTGCGCAGTACTTCTGTATCTTCGGTAGTTAAAGGCATCTCGCCCTCCGTATTGCTATTGACTGCCGGTTTCTCCGGCGTGAAAAATGACTTAACTTTGTTTGTGACGACAGCCACCCACGACTCAGCGCGGGCAACCGCCGTTCCAGTATCGTCAAAGGTGATTTTGCCGCTCTCGGATTTGTAGCCGTAGACCTCGTATTGACCACCGTTGCGGGAGATGACGGCCTGCGAGTCGGTGAAGTCCACAACCCATACGTATTCGTCGGTATTCGGCGCAAACCGGTCTTTTGCGGCCTTTTCTAACCGGCGCTCGCGTTCACGGTATGATTCGCCGATAAGTGCGCCAGAATTTGCTTTAAGCGGCGTTGCTAGGTCAGCGTTGATCATCATGCCGACACCTTTCTCCGGCGTGGCCGCGCCAACCTCATCAAGCAGGATGGCGTCATGGTCGATAGAGTGGAGTTTTGCCACCCATTCGGCACCCTGCGCCCTCTGCTCGTCGTTGGCTTCCATCTGCTCAAGGAATACCGCCACGCTGGTATGAATAGGCGGAACATCTTCGCCTTTCTCCAGCGCCTCCAATCTCTCCAGCAGGCGCTTTCCGCCCTCTGACTCACTGGCCTTATCGACGTCGATCCACTTCTCAACGTAAATTCGGTTTCCCGACTTCTTAGCGTTACGGTTCCACGCGCCGATATAGCCAACATTCAACCCCTCAGGGCTAAATGCTGATACGAACGCGCCGTTAACCTGCGGATGGCCCAATGGTGCCAGCGTCCCTTCCAGTCCCTGATAATGGGTGTCAATTTCGCTAGCCGGATACAAACCTCCATTCATGATGACGTTACCCGGCAGCGTGTAACTCGGGACAATCCAGTGATCGCGCCCGTTATGCTTCTCACGCCGAATAGCCGAGGCATTCACGCGAGTTGTGACGTTGATTTGCATTGGCATGATTTATTCCTCAGCCCACGGATAACCGCGCTTAGCCATTTGCTTGCGTTCCTCTATTAATTTCTCAACGATTGACGGGTTAAGAACCTCGCCTTTCTCGTTGACCAAAACCTCTATCTGAGCGCAGTGGCAGTTAATTGAATTCCCATCAACCGAGTACCACGTCTCGACCTGTTCAATCGTGTAGGTATGCGAATGCCTGACCGCATGCCCTCTGCGCGTAGTCGGCAGTAATGCGGAGATGTGCAGCAGTCGAACGTGAAGCCCGAGCGATTCTGTCTCTCTGGCTTCTTCTCGTCTTGCTCTGCGCAGCGCCCCCGGTATTTCGGTCTGCGATATGCGGTTTGCGCGTCGAATCTCTACGCCGATTTGATCGCGCAAGTTACGCGCCACTTCTTTCGGGTTGATTCCGCGCCCTATCCCATCGGTCAGCACTCGCGCCATGTCGCGCTTTGTGTCAGCGGCAAAGCCCTTCATCTCTTCGAACACGCGCGCATAGGTAAGCGACATGCGACGCTGATACGGCGTGCTCAACAGGATGGATTGCAGGGATTCACGGCTTGCCGCGTAGGTTGCTGATTGCTGGCTAAGGTTGACGTATGCCTGATTCGTGCCGCGTATTGCTGCCGGTTCGACATAATCCTCGCTAAACCATAGATTATTTTGCCCACCTTCCAGCAGCACAGCATCAACGAGCACGCTCGCATCGTTCAGCACGATGTTGAGTAGTAGCGGGTCAAGCTGGTATTCGTATCTGCGGTTAACTACGGGTGAGGCGGGGAATCTGTCTAATGCGTCGGTGTAGGCTTTCTGGACTTTCCTTAAGCGCCTGGCAAAGTCTACCATTGCCTTTCGCTCTAACGCATTAAGCCCGGTCGGGTCACTCTTGTTCTTCGGGATTATCGCCGGTTTCGGTTTAGTCACCATCGTCTACCTCTCCCAGCGGTTCAGCGCCATCAGGTTCATAGCCAGCGGCAACACGAATTTCATCGTTGCTAAACACCGCCTCCCCTGTCGCCATCGCCGTGTTATTGATTTGCGACATCTTCACCGCGCTATCGAGTTTTTCCGATGACGTCTGCTCGTTGAGGTCATCCCACTTAACCGTTTTCATCGAGATGTCTTTGACGACTCCCAGCTTGATAAGCTTGTCGCACAACTCTTCAATCTCAAGTGACAAGTCGCCGCGCCGTGACTGACAGCGCGCATTGAAATAGCGCTGATCTTCCGTGCTGGCCCGCTCACCCGTCTGCATACCAACGAGGATTTTTGTCGGGATGTCCAAAGCGGCGGCAGCCGTTTGCAGGTTGACGTTGTAGGTTGGCGAAGGATCTGATACTGCGCTGACAAGCTGTGTTACTGTTGCCCCTTGCGTGGTCAGTAGCGTGTCGTTGCCTCGGTTAAGCTCTTTTGCCGCCTCGTCATACTTCGATTGCAATTCGTCAACGCTTACGCCGTACATGCTGGCTAGGTTGGAAAAATCAATTTCCCGGTCAAAGTTGATATTCAACTGACGAGCGGCGTTTTTCAGGAACGACTCACCGGAACCACCCTCCACTTTCTCCAGACTGACGAAAGCGTTATAGGCAGGCTCAAGAAATCCGATAGCGTCGGTGGAATAATCGCCAAGGATGAAAACACGGTCAGGGTGAACGTTAACAATGCGACTTGATCCGTTAGCTAACCGCTCTTTGTACTGCCATAGCTTCGGGCTTCCGTAATCTTCCGAGTTAAGTTCAGTGTTCCATTCGGCTACAGTAAGCGCGCCAGCCCAAGCAACCGTGATTTTCTTTAGCGCCTTCCCAGTCGTTACTGGCTGATTCCAAGGTTGACTGTCACCGATGTGCAGCAGAATACCGGCATAGCGACCAACCAAGCGGCGGGAATCAGCTTCTGCGAATGTGCGCCAGAAACGGTTATTGAATAGCGCCTTGTTGCTACGCTCCCACGCTGTTTCCTCTCTCGAATCGTCCTGCTCGTCACCCTCGATAATCTCAGGGTTAGTTTTCCAGCAGGCCTGTATCAGCTTATTCACCGCACCGTGAGCGATGCCGCCGCGCCGGTATAGATTATACAGGTCGGTGAACTCAATGTTTTCTTTGAATCCGTATTCAGCCCAAGCTGCACAGCGTTTAGCATCAAGGCCCATGCCGATATTTAGCAATCCCATACGGGCGCGTGCTATAGCCGCCTCACTTAGGGCGTGGTTGACGGCAAGTTGTAGTTTGTCTGTCATTCTTGCTCCGTCATCGTTTTTTCGGCGGCGGTTTAGGCTCACCAGCTTGTTTCCCGGCGCACGGCTGATACCCGCCAAGGCCATTGCGTTTCCGCTTGCAGCCAGCGCAATTGCATTTTTCTGTCATAATGCTTCCTATCGATAAGGCTTAGGCGGGGTCGGCGGCGGGGATGGTCGTTTAACGATGTCGCCCGGCTTGTAAGGCGGTGGCGTAGGTTGCTTTCTTGACATTGATTCACCTTTCCCGGCAATAAAAAAGGTCGCCGAAGCGACCTAGTTCATATGTGAGATGATCTCTAGAACTGTTTTGTTGAATATTACGAAGCTTTCCTCTTTATAACGCCGATCTTTGCTCTCTCGAACGATATAAATCTTATCTATGCTACGGTCGAACTGATCAGCGGTCGCATCGTAAATCACATCGTCAAGCCTAACCCAGTAGTGAGCGCTGCCTTGAAATGTGCCTTGACATAGGCAAGGAGTTAGCCCGATGCCAATGGACTTATAACAGATTGCCAAGCTAACCTCTTTGCAAAGATACTGTTCTGGCAACCTGTTTACTTGATCTCTTCCATTTCTGGCATCAAGGCAAATTTTCTTTAGGTTTTCATTCACCATTCTGGCCTCCAAATTTCAGAGATTTAAATTGCCAGAAATTGTTTACCAAATCCATCACCTACCAAGAAGACGTTTCGGGACCATCATCCCCATCGCTTGTGGCTTGCGTTTGATATAGCCGTCTAAGCCGTATCTCACACCATCCCAGCAGTGGTTGTTTTTGTCCTCGATCACCGGCAGCACTTCACCTGTGATCCGGTCTGTTTTGTACGAGTACAGCCGCGCCTCTTTCGCTGTCTCTTTGCAGCGAGGGTGAATGATGATCTGCTTGAAACCACGCAGGCACGCTATGCCGTCCTCAACGCTACCCTGCCACTTCTGCGCGGCGGCGATGTTGAATCCCTGCGCTTTGATGTGGCTGATTGTCTCAGGACGTGAGTTATCAGCTTTGATAGGCCACTTACGCGCCTCAGGTATGCCGGGGAATTTGGCATCATCGGTGACTTTCCACTCCGCCAACTGCTTAGGCGTAGCGTCCTCTTTGCCTGCGTAGAACTTCCACATGTCGTCGAGCTCAACGTGATTGCCGTAGGCTTCATATTCGATGTAGAGATTGCTTTCGAGGATAAACATGCGGATCAGCGTATTCGGGTCTTTAGCGAAACCGAAGTCACCGCCAAACAGCAAACGCTCGGCTTTGCGCCACAGGTCATCAGGGAAGCTCTGGACGACATATTTATTCGCCAACACTTGCTTGTCAGAGTTTTCGAGGTAAGCACCTTCCCAAATCCACGCGTAGTCGGCGTAATCAAGGGTGGCTAAATCCTCCTGGCGTTCTTCTTCCAGAACGTCAGGGAACCACGGGTTATCGCCGTAGTTCATCTCAACAATCATGGAGTTTTTAGGCGGCGTCTTTCTGAATCGCTTATCAGTAGCGCTGCCGTCTTTCTCGGGGTTCCACGTCACCCATATTTCAGACCCAGCCTCACGCACCGTTGGGCGCAGCTTCTTCCATGCGGTATCAGAAACGGATTCCGCTTCATCTACCCATGCAACGAGTATTCTCGCCTTGGACTTGATGCTGTCGAGGTTATGGCGTAGGCCACAGAATACGTAACTAACACGCCGGTTCTTCGTCCTGATGTACTTCTCGCCGATATCGAAATAGTCATCCAGCCAAGGCACAGAGCGTATCGCCTGTTTCACTTCTTCCATGGATGACTCTTCGAGGGAGTTCATGTATTCACGGGCGCAGAGGATAACGCCGCTGATACCCTGTTCTGCTGCCTGATACGCTTTTACTGCGCTCATCAATGCAAATGTGCGTGTCTTAGCAGAGCCACGACCGCCATATGCGCCGCGATAACGGATACCTTCGGTTGCGAATACAGGAACCAGCTTGGCGGGAATGGGTAGGTCAACTTGGTTTTCCATTTGTTGGCTCTACCCCTACTAGCCGAATTGTTGTTGGCTTGTTCGACATGCTGCCATCGGATGAGGTGTGATCCACTTTCTGTTTGTTGGTGTAAGAATCGCCGACCTCTTTGGCGGCCTGCTCAAGCAGTTGAGCTGTCATGCCAATATTTTTCATGTTCTCAGTTGTCACCGACATGCGCTGAAGAACTCGCAGGCGGTAAGCTTTGTTTGCGATCGGGATGTCAGCTATTTCGTTCTGGAATCTAACCCGCGTGGCGTTGAAAAGTTCCACCCATTTTTTAGCCAACCCCTTTCCACTTACTTTTGTCGGGTCGTGGGATTCAACCTGCTGGAGCGTGAGTTTGATGCCGAAGCTTTTTTGGACTGAATCAACCACCATTGACAGGCTGTCATAGCAAGCAAGGGATTGAATGATGAAGGCTTTCACGTCCGGTTTCAGTGCAGCCATAAATCACCATCCATCCTAAACAATCCAAAGTTAAGCCAGTTTCAACATGCATGTACCGCATGCTCTGGCGACATCGAGATGAGCAACCTCCGCAGGCTTGTTTGCCGCATCAACCAGTTCTTGTACTTCTTTGCTCGCACCATAGCGACGAACCACGCCGACAAACTCTTCCACATCGTGGCCGCGCAGTTTAAGCACTGGCTGGCCCTCTTTGTTGAACTTGGGCGCACCGAATGCATCCATCGCCTGAGTGATGTGGTAAAGCTCATGTTCGAGTAGTGCGCAGAAGTCCAAGTCCGAACATTCCGCGCAGTAATCAGCGGCCAGTGTGATAATGAATGTCGGCACCCGCCCGAACCATTCATGCATCTGTTGTTCCATCCTGGCCTTTTGCCATCCACCGGCACGCATCATCACTTGTTCGCATTGACCAAGAACAACACGGCATCCCTTCTCAAATGCAGATGACGCCCACAGAAAACACAGGTCGGCATCTTTCAGGTGGAAATGGTCGGGATTATGTAAATCGCCGGACTCACTCAGGATATGTTCATCAACCCATTCATGGATTTCGTTTGCCGGGGTCAGTCTGGTGTATACGCTGAACTCATTCAGGAAATGAGTCGGTGGCGTTGGTCTGCTCATTCTGTTTCATCTTGCGGAGTGAAAGTGATTTTCGTGACGGTATCCGGCTTGAGGTAAACCCATGCGCCGGAGTCAGTAGCGATCGCAATGAAGCCGTTAACCAACTCGGGTTGCTTTCTCGTCATGACACCGGTGAACGTCTCGCCGGATTCTGTTTCGGCGGTGATGTGATATGTTTTAGCCATAACAGAATAATCCTCTGAAAAGTGGTTATGCCGCCCGTGGGCGCACATAGACTTCATGCTGAAATATCGAGCACTCTCGGGAGAATGCTCTGGATTTCGTCATTTCTTCTTGAATGCATGCTTGAAGAGCCGTTGTGAAAGTGGCTCTCTAAAACCACAAATTTGTGGTTATGCCGCCAGTCGATGCTGTTCTTCAATCAGTGGTTGACGATGGTTGCGATCAAACATTCCCTTAAGCACTTCTTTCCTGTGCTCAAAGTCCCATCCCATGCTGATAAATACCGCGTTTGCGCGTTGTAATTCGGTGATGCAGTGGATCTGCTCCGGCGTCAGGTAATCGCGGATGCTCTCCTGCTTGCCTATTTCATGATGAACACGGAATTTTGCTGCCGTCATATCAAGAGCTATGCGGTTAATCAGGTCGGCCTCATTGCTGAAATGATGCGGTGCAATCTGTTTCCCCTGCGCCTCACGCTCATGCTTGATAGCATCAGTCATTGGCTTGTATTCAAGGCGTGCTGTATCTCGATAGGAGATGCGGATCTTCTCTTTAGCAGCCAAGGCATCAAAGGTGCGAATAACTTTGAGATTAAATTCTGGGCTAATCCACATCGCGTAGGAATAAACCAATTCCTTACAAACGAATGTGCCTTGGTTTTTACCGCCCTTTATGGTCGTTACGGGAATCCACGTATCGGTCAATAAATTAATGAGGTCTTTGGTTTGTTTAAGGCGCATCCAATCATGCGGATCATTACGGCGTTCCGCTCCAGCGGCCTTATGCAAATCATTCAGGCAGTAGCGACCATCCTTGTCTTGCTTAACGGCAACATCAGAAATTACTAATTGCATATCGGCATTACCTTTTAGTGATGAACCTTGTCACACAGGAATCCGGCCCACAGAAAGGCACCGATAGCCAAACCGGTATCCTCAAGGGTCATCCTGAAAGGTTCCGTGTTGTGGTGTGCGCGTGTGAGGCGCGTTGGTTTACTGCCGGTATAAAAAAGGCCCGGATTAACCGATCCTCATTGTTTGGTTTCGCAGCCTTGCCACTTCTTCTTCACAGAGTTGCGCAGCTACTTCCCGTCTAGTTCCGGGCCGCCAAGATGTGGATCACCTCGTTGGTGTTGCACAATCTATTGAAACGTTGCCACTGTTACGCCCTTTTCGTTGCAAACGTAAGCAACCTCTCCATCGTCCAGAAGCAAATCAGCGTCACCGCCATGCCATCCGGTAAAGAAGATTTTCCGTGATTCTTTCACGTAGCTGACATCGCCGAGTGATTGAAAAATTGAAATGTCTTTGCTTTCGTTGATTGTCTTGATAGTAAGCATCGTTAGTTCTCTTAGTTGTAGTTACAAAAAAGCCCGAATTAACGGGCTGGTTATTTCAAGCACTGCTCACGGACGTACTCTTGCAGCCCGGTCAGTTGCTTTGTGATGGTTTCGATTCGCTCTCGGAGAGTGAAATAATCCCGTTCAGCGGTGTCAGTAAGTCGGGTGCCGGTAGCATCATCCATGCCGGTGGTGGCGGTGGTTTGCTTGACGACGTTGACGCGCAACCCGCACTTGCCAGCAGCAACACAACGCTGCAAATCAGATAGCTTGCTTTTAGCATCTGCGAGTTCTCCGGTGTATTTGGCATCAAGAGCAGCAATATCACGCTGACGGGTTTGCATGTCGCTTATCGTGGCGTTAGCCAGCTTCAAATCGCTTTCCGCTTCGCTGTATGCGTCGTGGTAGTAGTAGACACCGAATGACAGAAGACCCAGCAGAGCGACGAGGGCGGCGTAGAGATACGGTTTCATGACAAGAACATCAGGCGTTCGCTGGCACGGCGAGCGTCAAGCCCAGGGAGAATACGACCAGCAGCTTTATTCCAGCGCATGAATTCTTCGGCTGCACCCTTGTAGTCACCAGCATTCAGTTTTTTCAGCAACGTTGATTTGACGAAATTACCTGAGCCAACGTTGAATATGAATGAGCACAGCGCGTCAAACTGGCCTTGCGTCAGTGGCACCTTAACGTTGGTTTCAATAGTTAAGTAGACAGGCGCTAAGTCTTCATGCAGGAATTTCTCTGCCTGCTCCCGAGTGATAACGTCGCCTTTTTGCACTCCCAGCGTATGACCATGACCAATCGTCCATGGCCTTCCGCCAGTACCCGGATCTGGATATGCGGTTAGTGACAACCCTTCATACCCTTTGATTTTATCTATACCTTTAGGGCTGATGTTCATCTTCACCACCTACACGGCGACTGATTGCACGAATGGCAATCTCGCGGATTTTCTCAACACCAATAAACCCAATCAGGCCGCCGACGAACGCCGAAGCAGTAAGAGGAATGGAGAATATTTCAAGCCCGCTAGACATAGCCCATGACAGCGCGCCGCAAAGCACACCCTCAATCCATTTATTCTTTCTCTCGACCCCATCGTAAATTAACCGCCCGTAGCAAATGGCGGCTGCAATTAACGCGCTGGATAGCTGGGGCCATGAATTTTTTAGTCCGTTTAATACCTCAGCCCAAAATCCCACGTCGCGTTCATTCATTTTACTATCCTGCATACTCTGGCCCCGGTGTCGGCCCCACCAAGCGAATCAATAAACTTACGGTCGTTATCACACAGAACACGAAGCGCTCCGATTTGTGCGCCCCAAGAATCCTGTTTCCACATTTCCACAGTGGAGATGACCGCCTCGTCCGTTTTCGCAGGAGCAAGACCATAAGAGATAACTGAGCGTGGGTACGCATAGGCTGCTGAGGTGATTCTCGCGTCAACCTCATGGGCTAGCCATGCAACGAAAATCAATCCAAGCAGCCAAGGCGATGAACTCACGAACCCTTTCTTGCCGTATTCGTATAAGGTCACGGTAAAGCCTCGCTGTGAGCAGAAATAAAAAAAGGCCACGCAATAGCGCAGCCTGAAATTGGTGGCGAATGAAGGAATTGAACCTACGAACGTGAGCCCCAAAACACACGCCATCACCTGATGAATCCGCCAAATAGAAAAGCCACCGCGTTAGCAGTGGCTTGAATGGGTGCCGGATACCGTACACAGAGTTTAAGCTGTCAGAATCCGGCTTTGTGGCTACAGCTCAAGGCATTCATTGAACCCGATGTGCGCTGTTTAGTTACTACCTCACCACAACGAAAAGAGCTTTGGTCTACCTCTATCGATTTACGGGCTCGTGGGGCAGTATCGCCGATTCACCCAAAGCTCTTATCTGTTGTGAGCAGACCTCTCAGCCTGCGCGACGGGAGTAGCAAGCCGAAGCTGAACATGCCCGCTTGACGGCTCGATGGTGAGCGCCGCCTCGTTTACCTCACCATCTAAATACTGCCGCAGCGACTTAAGAGTCACTAACGGCAGCTTAGGTGTAAGTATGGGTAAATGGGTTTTTGTTGTCAAGCCATTTCATGCAACATGTTTAATTTTCGCTACACGTTTACGACTTTTAAACGCATTTTGCAGTGGAGTGTAGAGAATATACAGCGTAGCCTCCAGTATCTGCGCAATCTCTTTCCTCAGCGTTTCCTCTGACGGCTTACGCCACCCTTCACCTAATCTCCCCTTATCGATTTTGCGTGGCCTTGCGGTCTTGTGATAGTACGATGCAATTGCTCGCTTAGATGATCCGTGAGCGTAGTAGCTGAGAAGAATACCGAGCGCCCTTGTGTCAATGGCCATGACGGAATCTACGACCTGAGAAATCAACATCCCGTCATCATCGTTGCACATGGGCCTACTCATTACCCTGCTTGGCTCCACTCTTTCCATAAATTGAGCAATCACACTGCTTTGCCTCTTTTCCAATCTGCCCGAATAAACCCAGGCACCCCACAACTCCAACCATCCGTTGATCCAGTCGTGCTGAGGCTTTGTTAGGTTCAGTTCAGCTACTGGCATTTCTTCCTCCGCTCTGGATAGGCATCCCAGCTCTGATAATGCGTTGGTTGGGGTATGGGTGTGATAGGGGTGAAGAGGATCAGAATGTAGATGACCATTCTCATGCTGATACCCTCCATGCCCTACGGTCCGACAAGCTAATTTCTCCAGCTCGAAGTCTTTCCTCTTCCCATGCGGCTGGTTTATTCAGAGAGTGTCGATTGATAATCTCCCGCCGCTGTTCGTTCTTGCGTGCTATAGCCTGCTCATGCTCTGCTATTTCACGCTCCAGCCGGATTAGTTCAGATGTTGCGTATGCTGGGATTTGATGTGTCATGCTGCTATCTCCATCTGACGCTTGCGCAATTTCTCGTAATGCCTAGCCCGGCGCGTGAATATGGCTTTCACTCGCTTGAGATAGTCGATGTCGAATTTGCGTGGTGTGTTGTCATGCTCCAGTCGCTCTACGCGATGAAGCCCTATTTTTTCGATGAGATTTATTCGATAGGGAATCAGGTTCCCTGACAGGTCGCGGTTGCAGTGAACGCAACCCGCATGATTATTGAAAATGTTGAACCTTAAATGTGGTGCCGATCCTCTTGACCGATAGTGACTTGCATCTACTGCCCCACCCCGAACGCCGTAATTGAGAGGCTTCCCGCACGCGATACAGGGATTCCCGTAATCACGCCAAAATATGAACCGGTTCACAGCGGCTTGTGCCTCTTTGTTCCAGTCTGATTTCGTCTTGAGAGCTTCTCTGCGGCGTTTTAAGTCATCACGCTGTGACTTTGCTTGTCTCCATGCTTCGCGTTCAGCCTTGCGCTTCTCTTGCTGCTCTGCGTAGGTCATTGCGCATTTGATGGAGTAACAGACTTTTTGAAGGGAATTTCGTGGGATGTATTCTTGTTCACATATCGGGCATTCTTTAGGCTTCGGCTTGTGCCGTTCAGCCATTTTCGCTACTCACCCTCTCACTCGCTTCGCCCTCTAATAGCTCAATAGCACAGCTATCACAGACGTGAATTTCAAACGGATGCAGATCAGCATTGCAATTAGCGCAGAGTGATTGGCCCTCGTAGCCGACTACGCATGAGCGCAGATTGCAGGATTTTTGGTATGCAGTTATTTGCTCGGGAGTTAGCATGGCCGGCACTCCATAAAGGATTCTATGAATGTTTTCGCCGCTTCCGCGTTGATGGCATTTCCGTAGGCGCGCAGTCGTCCCACGATGCCGGTATTCCCATGAGTTGCCTTGCCATATCCGGCTGGTATGATTCGAGTTGTTTCATCTGCTCCCTTGACGGCTTGCCATGAAGACCAAATGTTTGCAGCCACATCTGGCGGTATAGTGTGTCGTTCCTCATTTTCCCGTCCCTCCGGAAGAATGATTTGCTCAGGTCTCCCGTATCCTTGTGTGCTCTGGTCGTTGGAGTTGCCCACCCAGAACAGGCGCTGCCGGATGTTCGGAGAGTCGACGCCCGCAGCGCAAAAATCGACCGCTGTTGCGGCGTAATTCGCTTCTTCCAGATCAGTTTGTACAAGGTCGAACCATGCAAGTCCGTCTTTGCTTGCAACCTGCTCACCAAAGACAACTTGAGGTTTTCGCTGCTTGATGAGGTGATGGAAGGCTGGCCATAGGTGCCGCTCGTCAGCAAACCCAACCCCTTTGCCTGCCGCGCTGAAAGGTTGGCAAGGAGGTGATCCCGTCCAGACTGGCTTATCATCGGGCCACCCAGCTTGACGCAGCGCGTATGACCACACTCCGATTCCGGCGAAGAAGTGGCATTGGGTAAAACCTTCAAGGTCGCTTGGTGTGACATCTTCAATACTCCGTTCATCAACAATTCCGGGGGCGATAAGTTTTTCGGCAATAAGATTCCTGAGCCATTGCGCCGCATATGGCTCTATTTCGTTGTAATAGGCTGTCACGAAATCCTCCTGGTTCTTGTTCTATCCCACATGGATTTACGCAGCACATAACCGTGATCGTATGTCTGCACTTGGCTGGCTGGCGGGATTTTGATTTGTTTGTTTCTACTGCGGCGGGTTGGCTGGAATATCAGATTGTCGAGTGCTTTTTGGGTTGGGCTAAACTGCTTGCTCATTATCTTTACCCCATTCGATAAATTGCCTGCCGCAGCGCATAAGAACATCTCGATCTACAGTTCCGAACTGCCTTGCCGCAGGACGATGTCGATTCCATATCAGCAGCATCGAACCTTTGTTATTTCCACTAACCGGCTTTCCGGTTGACTGATTTATGAATGACAATCTGCCGCCAGTAATGAAGCGAACTTCGCTGACATCCTTCATGGCCTGCTTAAACCAACCCACCGATGTGTCAGCAGGAACCAGCATAACTACGCCAGTAAAATAACAGTCTTCTTGCTGGGCTTTTTTTACCCACGGCATTGGATCTGAATAAGGGGGGTTGCAAAAAACATAGCCATTTGGGAAAACTACGCCCCATGGTTTCTCATCAGATAATGCATCCTCATTCTCAGTTAGATAATTTTCGTGGAGATGGTTTTTGTCGCTAGCCGCAACATCACCCACAAATGAAAACTCAGCGTTCAGCGCGGCATAAATCTCTGGCGGCGTTCTCCAGCAGTCTTTGTCATGCGGGGCAGTGTTTGATTGAATTGTCATCCGCGAACACTCCGTATTAGCTGATCAAATCGAGCCATTGAATTGATTGGTGTGGATTTCCTACGCTGACGCGGCGCACTGTCTTTACGACCCAAAGGCCGACCCAATTTGATGTCGGTTTTCAAGTCACCGCACGCCACATACTGATAGTTCCCGCGGCTTCCTGATCGGGTTAACTCTCCACGGTTCAGCATGTCATGCACTGCGCATGAGATATTCCCCTTTGCGCATCCCGCCAATTCACAATGAACTCGTATTTCTGTAAATGTCGCTCTGTCGTGAGTTTTGAAATACTCACTGATGATTGTTCGTGTGCTCATTCGTTTTGCACCTTTTTGAGTTTTTGATATTCACAGTCGTTAGGGATTGTCAGATTGCACCCGATTTCACGCGCCCAGCCCTCTACCTGTGTGAGATAGAAATGCATGTCGCCTGTATCGAGGTCTGATGTGTGCCGTAGGCTGCTTACCGTTGTTTTCGCACCCGTCACCACATCAACCATCTCCTCGTCTTCGTACCCCAGATACGTGTGCTTCATTGCGGTCTTCACCCATTTTTCGGACGCAAAAGGCTTACCGCGCTTAATCAAATAGGCGCTGATTTCTGCGTACCACATGTGAGAAAGGCTGTTCTGGGAGATGCTGCGCTTGTCACGCCACGGCTTGATTATGAGGCGGTAACATTCGCCGGATTCGAGAAGAGGTTGTAACTGCTGGCCTATGGCCTGAAAGTTCGACTTATGGAGACGGATGCCATCTTTCGATAGCTCCAATGATTACCCTCCGATATTCACCTTGATGGCAAACACCTTGACCGGCTCAGCGCCAAAATGTTTATGCGTGATAGTCTTGATTTCAAATCCATCGTAGGGAATATCAATGCGACGATCTGCATCGTCTTTGCGTGGATAGCCGCGGGTAATGATTAAGCGGTCGAAATTTTTTGGTTCACCCGTTGAGTGACGAACCAACCTTTTAAACCAGTACGGGTTGCAGAGGCGGTACTCTTCCGTTTTATCACCACGCCGCATGGAGTCAAAGTATTCGCCGTTTACTGCCAATTGAAGATTGGCCATCACCCCTCCTTCACTGTTATTCCGGCTGCGCGAACCTGGTTGACGCTGTAGTTTCTTCCGTCAATCCAACCAATGGCGTATGTGTCTTTTTCTGGCGCTGGTGACGTCATGAGTTCAATTTCAAATTCAGAGTGAGTGTCAATATTCACCACTAGCGCCGCCCTGCTTGCTTGCCATCCGATCCATGCGCCTTGCACCCAGTCATCAACAAAAACCACATCATTCTCATCCGTTACCGTCTCTCTGCTCCATGTAGGAGCCAGCCAATTCAAAAACTCACTGCGAATCTGCTCTGTGCTCATCGTTTAATCCTCAATCTCGAATTTCATTGCTTCCAGTTTTTTACGCTGCTTGTCGAGCGATGAGATTTTGGCTTTACGGCGGCGTTCGCAGTCAGCTAGTGCTTCCTTGTGGGTTAAGTGGAAGTCATTGCCGTGTGCAAATTCAGTGAAATAAGATACATCTCTCTTGAAGGTTGCCATGGTGTCTTCTACTTCGGCCTCAACTGCGAACACACCGCTAGTCAGCGCATATTTCGTCACATAAATTTTCGTCATTTCCTAACTCCCATAAAAAAGCCCGCAGCGATTATCAGCGGGCTTATTAGCTCTGTGATGTAGATGGTTAGAATCACTTAATAAAAATCCCAATCGCCGTTCCATGCTTCAATCGGTGATAGTCCGGCCTCGTAATCTTTCCGCCATTCGCTTTCTAACCCAGCGTTATCGAACCCCTTTGATTTAGCTATTTGGGTTAGCTCTGAAAACCACGATTCAAACGTCAACTCGCTAGTTTTTACTTTCACTGTTCTAATCCCCCTGATTTGACCGTCTAAACGTCAGCGCCTTTGGCGTAACGTTTCTGGCCTGCGGTATTTTGTTTAACTGAGCATGTCTCTCTCGCCTGATCCTGATCTGTTGGGAGAAAGTGTCCGTTTTTGAATAGCTGATAGACCGTTCCGAGTTGTCCGAATCGGTTTTTTGTTACGATTATTTCTGCATATGGTGCGGCTGATGACTCAGGGTTATAGACTGCATCACGGTAAAGCATGATGATGCTGTCGGCGTCTTGCTCAACGCTTCCAGAGTCGCGCAGGTCTGCGTTAACAGGCCGCTTGTTTGGGCGTTTTTCAACGTCTCGGGATAGCTGACTGAGTGAAAGAACCGGGGTTTTCAACTCTTTCGCCATGCGCTTCAGGCTTCCAGAGATGTGTGCAACTGCTAGATCATTGCGCTCTGCCGTTGGCTTTTTAATCAGGCCAAGATAATCGACCATGATCAGCGAAAGCTCAGGGTGAGAGCGCTTATGTCGTTCTGCGATAGAGCGGATTTTCTCAACGTTCAGCGACGATGCGTCAACAACCCAAACATCCAGGCCGGACAGCAAACCAATACCGCTAGATACCCTCCCCCATTCCTCGTCACCCATACGTGAAGGTTTTCGCAAACTGGATACGGGGAGATTTCCGGCATCAGCAATCTGACGTTCGATAATCTGGCTTGAGTCCATTTCCATACTGAAAATCAGGACGCCACGTTTTTTATCGCTGTTTGGGTAAGGCTGCTCAGCTACACCACGAGAAACCTTCAATGCGAACTCCGTTTTACCCATGCCTGGACGAGCAGCTACTACGACAAAATCCACCGGATTTATACCGCCAGTTATCTCATCCAGCTCATCGATCCCGACGCGTAACGCTGTGGATTGCTCTCCGTTCTTCAGGCGACTCTCCAGCATGACGGTGTAGTCGTCCATCAGATCGCCGATGTGAGTCGGAACGATGTCGCCTGATTCAAATGCCAATGCCGGAAGTTTCCCCATCGTTTCGGCGATTATCGCCAGCGCTTTTTCGTGACTGTTGGCCTGATCGATTGATGATTTGGCTTCGTCGATCAGCGAAACAAACTGGCGAACCTGATGATATCCGTGAACCATCCGAGCATAGCCTTTCAGGTTTGCGGCTTTGGGAAACTTGCTTGCCGTCTCCATGACGTTGGCAAAATTACCCTCTCCCATCGCCTCAGCAACCATCAGTCCATCGATCAGGTTTCTGGTGATCGCCTGATTTTTTATTTCCCGATAGATATCCCTGTACAGAGGCACTGAAAAACAATCGTCTGTCAGGGTAGATAAAACCTCGCTGGCGTCAGGAGTTAACCCGCTAACCAGTAAACCACCGATTACACTGGCTTCGATATCCTGTCTCATAGCGTGCCCTCCCTGATTTTAGTTAGTGTCTTGCGTTGCAGCAGGTAGTCAAAATTCGCAACCCAACCACGATCATTCTCTCCAAAGTGGAACGGTCTCGCGGCTGCCATAAACGCCCTGACATAGGATTTGAACCCGTCGAGATTTGGGGTGGCCAGCGATTTAACCAGAGCATTCAGCTTGCGCTTGCGTTCGTCATTGGCCTCGACAGCGTGAGGTAATCTGTCTCCTACTGCCTCGTTGTAGGCATTGATATAATCGTCATATTTGATTGGGGTAGATTTTCGTCGTGAAGGTTTGGCACCCTGCGCACTTTCACCCGTAGGGGGTAAGGGGGTATTTTTTTTATTATCTTTAAATATATCTTTTGTGTGTTCCGCTTTGGTAACACTTGGTGTAACCAAATTGGTAACGTTTTTTGTTCCCGACTTGGTAACAATGTTATCTATTTGGGAACACTCAGGTATCTCCCATTCTGATATGTTTTTGTTTGGGCCTATCTTGGTACCCTCTTTCACCAGAACTTTCATTGAGATAAGTTCATTTTTGGCAATGTTGGCCTTTGGTCTGCTTATCCGGCAAAGATCAGCTAATTGACTATCAGCAATGCGATCCATTTTCTTCTTGAATCCGTATGTTTTTCTGCATACGGCATGTGCCACCTTGGCCTGATTGCGTGTCAGATTAGCCCCGATCAGCTCTTCGTAAAGCTCCATCGCCAGCATGATGAAGCCATCATCAGTGTCAGCCACGCGATGCCCCACTACCTCAAGACGAGGTTTTTGGTAGTCTGATATCCTAGCGACGCTCATCTTTCTTCACCCCTGCTTTAGCCAGTCTGAAAACACCGATAAGCCGCTCAGCAAACGGCTTGTTATTTACGGCGGCAACGACTAATCCATCAGGTGAATCAGGATGCGTGCACTCCTCTTCTCGCTTGAAAAATCTTCGTTTTCGTGCCATTATTTACCTCAGAAGTTCATTGAAATCTGTTCTGAATCCTCGGTTGCAGCCGGGGATTTTTTTATGCCAACCGCCTTATATGCTTCCTGAATTGCCCACCCTAACGGGCTGCACTCTGCGGCCATCTTTGCAATGCAAAATATCGTTGCGATATCTCGCCAGTTCATGCGGCTAATTTTTGATTCATGCCACCCAGCCAGCTCCGCGAATTTACGGCCGGTGACTTGTGAAACGGTGATTAGCAGGTCTGTTTCAGCACGATCAATTTCGCGCTGCGTTGGCTTGCTGTAATTTGCATTGTCCATTCGTTACTATTTTCCTGTTGTTCAGATACAGGCATCCCGTGGGGTGCCACTTTGTTTGATGCTCCAGACCGTCCGGAGCGAGACCGATTAAGTTAAAGAGCGGTTAAGTTATTTCTTACTGCTTGGGAATGGTTTCACCTCTTCCCCACTAACGCTGCCATCCTGCTGAACGGTGACGAAAATATTCCTTCCCGCTCTGATGGCTTTACTAATTGCGCACTGAATTACGCCAAAATCTTTCGCTGCTTTTGCTTGCCCATGGATCTTGGCGTAATCCTCAAGAGTCATTCGATTCATAGGTCGCTCCCTGTTAATTACAAACAAAGAATACTACAGGTAATTATTTATGTAAATATCCAGAGTATTTTTGTTTGATTACCTTTGCTATTAAAATGTAGAAATGGAAACGAAAAAGACACTGACGAGAGAACAGCTTGAGGCAGCGAGAAAGCTAAAGGCTCTGTATCAGTCTAAGAAAAAAGAATTGAACGTTACGCAATACACCATTGCTGACGAACTCGGAATATCGCAGGGTGCGGTAGGACATTACCTGAACGGAAGGATCGCGCTTAATGTCCCTGTCGCGTCAGGTTTTTCCAGAATACTCCAGATACCGATATCAGAGTTTAGCCCTGAACTCGCAAATGACGCGGTATCATACGCAAGCACCGTTGATCCCAACGTTGCGTTCCATGGAATTCACGACCCAAAGGGCGAGTATCCTGTCATTAGCTGGGTAAGCGCCGGAGAGTGGTCAGAGGCTATTGAACCCTATCACCGCAGAGCTATTGATCGGTGGTACGGAACCACTGTTGATTGTTCTGATAGCTCATTCTGGCTGGATGTAAAGGGTGATTCCATGACCTCACCTGTTGGCCTGAGTATCCCCGAGGGAATGGTAATTCTCGTTGATCCAGAGGTTGAACCAATTAACGGTAAGCTAGTTATTGCAAAGTTGGATGGCGAGAACGAAGCGACGTTTAAGAAGTATGTTGTAGACGCTGGTCATAAATTTTTGAAGCCGCTAAATCCACAATACCCATTAATCACAATCAACGGCAACTGCCGGATTATCGGTGTTGTTGTAGATGCGAAGATAGCGAATCTACCCTAACCCGGCGCATAGCCGGGATTACCCACCCTGTATCGATCGCACCTAGAAATCACGATAACCAACTGATATTAATATAATTAGTATTAATCTAACCTCCATTTACCCCGATAACGATCGCACCCTATCACCTACACACTAATCTCATTTGAAAAATAAATTCACTTAAAAATCAATACTGTGAATATTTACCTTAAAAAATAAATACCGAGAGTATTTACAACAATAAATACCTTGAGTATTCTTATCTCACAGCAGGACGCTAAGCACCAACGACATGATGTCGCGCTCTTTAACATGAATGGGAATTCTTCTGGAATGTCTGGAAGACGGAAACTAACTAACAGGAGGTGCCGAAATGGTGCACTAACGCGGTTAGACCGCAGCCGAAAGGCTATGCAGCAGTAATGATGCTGCCCTGAGTCGCCAACGAGCGAGCCTGTGTAGTGACGGGTTAAGGTTCTTAGATTAAAAAAAGCTCCGGTAGAGCAGCGCGAAAGCCAGGCGCGCACCGGTTATTAGCGGCGATTGAGCGACGCAACCTCAAGGGCATGAGCGTGGCCACTACGGTTAGTGGCATCCAAAGCTAAGTGCTTTGGGGAGTGGTGAATGCCGGATGCGGGATTCGCGAGCGTCGATAGCAAACAGGAATGGCGGCAGCCACCTGAGAGTAATTCGATGGTGCTGAGATTGATCGCCTTAGCGAAAAGTCTTGCGGATTTGGTGGTTCGACTCCACAACCACCACTCCACCAAAGCACTTACTGGAGGTAATCATGAAAATCGACAGAGAGAAATTTCAGGATGCCAAGGAAGTGGCAAAACAAGCCGTTGCTAATCACTGCAAAACAAGATGGTGGCTGGCAATGAATCATCTGAAACGTGCCTATGGATTCACTGAACGAGGAACGCAGCAATGACAAAAATCATCGTTAAGCCAGCCCGCGATAACGCAAAGCGTCGTAAATATTTAAAGACTGGCGCGTTCTTCGCACAGAAAGACGCAGACAGAGAGTTAGCAACGAAAATTAGCGCAGCTTGGGACAAGCTCACGGCGTGCAAGAAAGTCGGAACGGCTGACGTACTAGCGCAACTGGTAATTCAGTTACGTGACGGTAAGCAGCATGAAATAACTGGTTCAGCCTGTTTGTCTAATGTCGCTCTGTTTAGAGCTGGGCATCGTAAATCTGACAGCGTTACAGCGAGGTGAAAATGAGCAATCGACTTGAGATATTAAAATCATCTCTTGCGAAGAAAGAAGCAAAATTCAATGAGCACCTGCAAAAGCATTTCGACACTGTAAAACAAGCAAACGGACAGCCGCTTAACGACAAGCGCAACGGACGCGCTACGCTGGATAAGTGGGATAGGCAGAATGAAGCGCTGAGAAATTTGGATAGCAGCATTCAGAGAACCAAAAATGCTATTGAGCGTGAGGAAATGAAAATAGCATTGGCTAATTCAGTGTCACTTCCTAATTACATAGACGCGGCAATTAAAGACGGACTTATTACGCAGTGGCGTAAATTCCCGCGCTTCTTCTTCGTTACTGGTGTGAAGCATGGGCGAATCGTATTAGATGAAAAAACAGGGATGATTGCACATCGATATCTTAGTAAAGTGTCAAAAGATGAATACCCAACATTCCGTGATGTATTTAACAAACTGAATAAGCAGAGTAGAAAATCACAGGCTGCCTAGCAGCCTTTTTTATTGCATCCGATTAATAACTGAGTGAGGGGATATGGAAATATTCGCAACGCTTTATGAATTTCATGGTCGTCAAATTTTGGTGAAAAAAGGCAAGGATTCGGAAGATAACCCAAAGCTGTGTGTAATCACCCAAATAGGCGGTGATGAAATTGATTTCGGCATTTCTTTCCCTGACACCGAATCAGGCTGGGCTGCGCTTGACCTCACATTTGAAAAAGAAGATTCCTTGCACAAAATGGCGGAAGGATTTGCAGAAGCAATTAAGGACTGCAAAACACCGATGGAAGTAGCGAAAGTAATCGCAGGTTAATAACTGAATCAGTACAGAGAGGTGAGAGATGATATTAACCATCACAAATGGTCACGCGACCATATTTTATGCTGGTGAAACTTTCCAGATTTATGGTGACGATTATTCCAACCCTTACATTATGGATAGTGACGATACCGAGTACCAAGTAATCGACCTAATAACAGACGGAGTTGAGTTTACGGTGACTCACGAATAACCACCGCGCTAACACCAGAGAATACCACGCCACCTATCGGTGGTTTTTTATTAACTAAAATCAAGGAAACAAAATGAACATTAAAGATTTAACTATTGGTCAGGCTAGAGAATTGACTGCACTGTTCGGCAGTGCTGGCAATAACAAATCATCTATTGGAAGCCAGTTCATCGGTAATCCGGTAATTATCCGCACTTACTCTGCGGGAGTATGGTTCGGCGTACTTTCTGAGAAATCAGGTAATGAGGTTATCATTAAAAATGCTCGCCGCATGTGGCGGTGGCAGGCGAAAGAGTCAATTTCACTCTCTGCCGTTGCGAAGTTCGGCATTGATCAATCTAAATCGAAAATCGCTCCAGCAGTTGAATCCATCTGGCTGGAAGCCATTGAGATCATTCCTACCACGCCGGAGGCAACGGCACTGATTGAGGGTGCTAATGATGTCGAAGCTGAATAAACCTGACAAGTACGGCTCCGGCGACGGCTCCGGCTACGGCTACGGCGACGGCGACGGCTCCGGCTCCGGCTACGGCTCCGGCTCCGGCTACGGCTCCGGCTACGGATACGGCGACGGCTACGGCGACGGCGACGGCTACGGCGACGGCGACGGCTACGGCGACGGCGACGGCTCCGGCTCCGGCTACGGATACGGCTACGGATACGGCTACGGCGACGGCGACGGCGACGGCTCCGGCTACGGCTCCGGATACGGCTACGGCTAATAAAATAACAAATATATGGCTGCATCTGCGGCCTTTTTTACGCCCATTTGCAACATCGGGGAAATCATGAAGCAAGAAGAGATCGATGGATATAAATTATATTACGCAGTAATGAGAGTGATGTTGTTAGTCATGACATTATTGCTTGGTGCTGTGTTGATTGTATTTATATAGAGAGGAATTATGAGCAAGAAAGACCACGCAGTAGTGATTATGCAAGAATATTTCCCGAACGGCGGCCGCGACTTTGAAGGCGTTTGCGAATTATTTGATGCGATACGAGATGGTAAAATACCACACGTTCACCTGCAACCTGATGTTGGCGATTCTCAATTTGAAATTCTGGCACGACCATTGATTCGTTATATTGCCGAAAATCACCACCCACACACTCACATTATCATTGACAGTCAGCACGCAGAATTATCAGAGGGAGTGCAGTCTATACAAACAGGAGAATACATTAAAGGGTGATTTAATAGCCTAATGCCTACATCGTGGGCATTGTGAAATTAAATAAATACAGGAAGCCACGATGAACGATAACATCTGTGGCGGCGTTATCGTGTGCCGCCCATTCGACGCAATTAAATCAATACAACACTCTCGCACAAATATATTAACGAGCGATGATTTTAAACCGAGAACGCTCGTTGACATGATTATTCGTTTTCTCAACCGGAGGATTCAGCCGTGAGCAATTATCCGCAAATGATTGAGGATTTAACTGAATCATACGTCGCTATGCTGGATAAATCACAGGATGAGCAGGAGTGGTTAGAAAACGAAGTGCTGACTCGACTGAAAACCAAATCTCAGGGCATCAAATTTAACGACCTGCGTGGCGCTCTAACTGATGTTATCCGCCCCGCTTTCAATGAGGAGACTCCATGGTTCCACAAATATGTGCATCCACTTAACGCATACGCTGATTCTTCTGCTTTTGAAGAGTATTTGTCTGGCGTTCAATACGACCTCATGCGCCACTGCGTGATTCTGGAGCGTGCTCTGTCATTGTCTGCTGCCGCAAATCCTACATATGAGCAGCTGGGTACGGGTGAATGGGTTTCGTGAATTTGATAACAGGAGATTGATGTAATGTCATTCAGTATCATTGAGTTTGTACAGCAGCAGAAACCGCTATTCCACGGAGCGCTAACAGCATCAAGCGAACAATCAGTAGTGTGGGAAAAAGAAAGCCAGTTCGCCATGCAGTTGTTTCAGAAGAACGACTTTCTAACTAAAACGGCAATAGCCAACCCTGTCAGCGCTCAGAACGCGATCATTAACGTTGCGGCCATCGGAATAACATTAAACCCTGCCAGCAAGTTGGCCTATCTGGTTCCTCGAGACGGCATGGTTTGTCTTGATATCAGTTACATGGGGCTTCTTCATCTTGCCCAATCCACCGGCTCTATTAAGTGGGGTCAGTGCAAGCTGGTTTACTCAAACGACACATACGAATCAAACGGGTTGGATACCGCACCTACACACAAATACACCGCATTTGGTGACCGAGGCACTGTGGTCGGAGGGTATTGCACAGTAAAAACACCTGACGGAGATTATCTCACTGAGGAAATGAGCCTTGCAGAGATAAAGGGAACGGAGGCGACAAGCAAGGCTAAGAATGGGCCGTGGAAGAACTTTTGGGAAGAGATGGCGCGTAAGACCATCGTTAAGCGTGCGTCAAAATATTGGCCTCGTGCTGACCGTCTGGATAACGCTATTCATGTACTCAATGAGGATGAGGGAGTATTTCAGGAACCGATGATGCCGCATAAATCGGAAGATGACATCCGAGAAGATGAGCGAAATCGGCAGCAGGAAATCATGGATAAAGTGCAAAGCCTATGCGATGACATGGCTCAAGCGGAAAATATGGACGACTTGAAAAAGTATTTCGCAGAAGCCTACAGAATGACTGCGGGAATGAAGTTGCAGCAGAACGTTCAGGCCATCTATCACGATTGCAAATCTAAATTACCGGAGGTTGCTCAATGACAGCCCTATATCAAATAGCTAACGATTTCGCCAAACTTTCTGAATCTGACATGGATCCAGATATTATTGCTGATACTCTCGATGGAATTGAATGGGAGCTTGAAGCTAAAGTGGAGCAGATCCTTGCTATCTGCAAAAACGAATCCGCTTACGCTGACATGCTGAAAGAAGAGAGCAAAAAACTTTCTGAGCGCGCTAAAGCTACGGAAAATCGCGTTACAAGAATGAAGGATTACGTAGCCTCCTCTCTCGAAACGGCCGGAAAGAAATCCCTGAAAGCAGGCGTTCATCAGGTGTCAATCCGCGCTCCAGGAAAGTCAGTTGAAATTACCGATGCTAGCGCCATCCCGGCGCAGTTTGTTGAATACGACACGGTAATTAAGCCAGATAAACTTGCAATTAAACATCAGATTGAGGCTGGTATCGAAGTTCCTGGCGCCATCATAAAGATAGGTAAGCCATCACTAATTATTAAATAATGGAGGGATGCGTGAAGCGCTCCCCATTCTATCGCCGTGGCGGAAGGGATTCGCCAAACAAAGGCATGAAGGAAAAAATAATCTGGCAGTTGCAAAAGCACGGAAGACCGATGACAGGAGCGGAATTGGCAGTAATATTTAAAATGGATGCGGCGGATTTAAATAAGTGCAGGCGGTTTGTTGTTAGTGAAGTTGGTCAATCATCGGTTTCAGCGGAAAAGACAGTTGATGACTTCATATACACTTTAATTAAGAAGCCGGAAATTAAGTTAGCTAAAAATAGAAAGCTAATGAGCTGCCGTGTTTCATACAAATCATTCGCCACGTCAAGTCGTCTATCAAAAATAAAGCACATCGCCGAAGCAATCCAGCGCCGTGAGTTAATCGCTCGCGGTGAATATATCTCGGGGTAAAAATGAACACAGCATATCTAACAGCGGCTAACCATGCCGCTGCATACGAACGTGCACGCGATTTCACTCAGGCCAAGCTTATGTGGCTTGCAGCATCTCGCCACGCGGGAATAAGAAATAAATTCTGGTGCGAATTACGCGCTGAGTTTTGCGAAAAGTGGAATGATAAATTGGAGGTGACAAATGGCTGACATTATCGACGCTGCAAATGATTTAACCGATTTACTCACACATAACGCAATTAATAACCGCACTCCTCCGATGATTTTCACAGGAAAGTGCAAATACTGTAGCGAGACAATTAAAGTTGGTCATTTCTGCGATGAATATTGCAGAGAGGATTACGAGAAATTGGAGAGGAATAAATCATGAATCATAACCATCGTTATGCTGGGGTGGGGAATCAGCCAATCATTTATTGCTCATACAAAAAAACAAATGAGCGCATCGCAGAACTGGAAAAGCAGCGGGACGGGTTGGTTGCGGAGAATTCAGCGCTGAAATCCTCATTACAAGTCGCATTTGATGAGATGGAGTCCCATCACGACACGGACGGTTTATTCAGCACTGATGCTGATGGTGAACCGATGGATGCGCTAATTCGTCTGTGTGATGCGCAAGGGGAAATCGAGAAAATAATCAAAGCAGAAAACCCCGCAACCGACGCCGCAATTGCTGAAATCGGAGCGCGGGCAGTTGATGGATTTGCGAAGTTTTACGCAGAAGAAAGCCAGTATCTGGAACCTGAGTTGATGGAGTGCGCAAAAGTGTACGCGAACAAACTGCGCGGAGGTGGGGTGTGAGTACAGGTAAAGAGCAATTAATCTCAATGCTCAATTCAGAGGGTGTGCGCCGACAACAGCTCGTTGATTGTGTGATTGAAGCCAAGAACAACAAACGTGAAAAATTCACTGAAATCACATTCGGAACATCATGCGCTGACGTGGTTGATGCATGCAACGGCCAAAAAATGGTTGGGCTGATTATATGGGTTCCTCGTGATGTTTATGACGCGAATACTAAAAAGACTGGTGAATAACATGACAACTTTGACGAATGAAAGACTGGAAGATATTGCGTCTTTTGCTGTTTCCTCTGAACTCATCTCAATGGCTAATGAACTACTATCACTCCGCGCGCAACTGGCAGAGCTGGAGAAGCAAGAGCCGGTGGCGTGGATTGTCGGAAGTGAAGAAATCGATGAATTTAAGCGTGGTCGAGAGGTCACGGTGATGCGGGATGGTGATGAGGAAGAGTTGAAGAAGGTTCCTCTCTACTCTGAGCCAACCCTCACCAGCGCTGAACGGGAAAGACTAAATACACTCGAAAGAGTTGTTGCAGGTCTGCCGCAGGAGGCTATTGACGGAGGCTGGACAGCGGCGGGTATTAGTGCTCACGCGAAGTCGCTGGAAGAAAAACTTGTGGCTTATGACAGGGCGGCGAAAGAGCCTGTAAGCTCAGAGTTTTTTGATTCAGATACTGGTAAATGGCACCCGTTCATCAACGACGAACACAAGCAACGGACTATCGAAGCGGGATACCAGGTGCGCGAACTATACGCATCGCCACCCCTGCCTGTAGTGCCTGATGAGAAGCGCAGCGAGCGTTTTGATTGGAGTTTTGGCGAGTGGGCTGAGCATTTAGGCGGACGCCATCAGGGTGGTGACCCAGCGAATTATTACGAGTTCGGTTCGTTTATCGCTGTCGCAGAAATGCTAAAGCAATTCGGCATGGTGCAACAAAAGGCTGGCTGGAACGCCTGCCGCGCCGCAATACTCCAGTTGTCCGGTAATTCCGAACAAGTGAGTTGGCCTCAAAAACTGCCCTGCTCCGTAACGTTAAATCCGCGTCTCACCATCAATAAAGGCTGTCCCACCAGCACGTTGTTGTTGGCATTACGACGCCGTGCTGAGCGAGAAGCTGAACTGGAAGCGATGACGCCAGACGAGAGAAAATCCCATAGTGATGCAATCGAGGCGTTTAAGCGTGAATTCCTGCCGCAAGCCAACTATCCGGTAATTCCGGAAGGTTACAAGTTAGCGCTTTCCGAAGCGGTGGCGGCAATTTATTTCAATGATAGCACCGACTATCTTGCAGCATTATTTTCGGTTGTTAGAGCGCTGTCTCCGGAAACAATGGAACTTTTATTAAGCAACGAGAAGGCCGCGTTTGATGCCACTCGAATCGCCGCCGCTCCCCAGCCGAGTGAATCATCATGATTATCGGCTTCATTCTACTCGTTAGCGCATGTGGATCCGACTATTGCGATGCCCTGCCAGTTTCTGAGCGCGTTATGACGTTTAACGAGTGTCAGAACTGGGTAACGTTAATTCACGAAAAACGACCGCAGTCCACGCTGTTGTGTGCTCCGGTAAACGACTAACCAGCCTCGCAATCGCGGGGCTTATTTTTGGAGATGATTATGGAAATCAGCGAAACGAAAGATGTGTGGCTGTCGATAGGAAATTCAGATCTAACAGAGGGGCGAGGAAGGCCGGTAATTCTTCACGTTTGCGAAAGTTATGAAACAGCTAAGAGGCTAGGTAAAAAAATGTCTGTGATGGGCAGTGATGCAGATGTGGAAAAAGCAACGGCCGTAAAGATAGGTTCAAGATGGCTTGCTCCTGTTAACATTGAGCGTGAATCAGAGCAAGACAAAGAGTTGAGAATAATCAGAGAGTTTAGAGATGAAACTATCAAGAAAATGCGTGATTCTGGATTTACGGATGAGGAAATAAAATTAATGCATCGAGGTGGATGATGAAACGAATAACACCATCAGCAACACTCGCCATAGCCGCTATTACAGCGGCTTTTTTGTGGGCGCTATTCATCATTTGGAGCGCGATATGATGCGAATCCCTCTACCCACTCCAATGTTGGTCGCTATCACAGCGGCTTTTTTATTCCTCTTCACCATGGGCATTGAATATAAAAATCTAATCTCTGCGCTGATAAATGTGATTGGGTTCACAATTTGCGTTTCCGAATTAGTGATGAGAATTGTTCTTTATTACAGGAACAAGTGGCGAAGACATGAGCGCTTTTGAGCTTGTAGTGGCGATTCTATTCGCTGCTGCGATATTCAGAATTCTGTGACGAGGTAATTATGACTGCTGACGAATGGCTGAATGAGTGTCTGTTGATAGATGGAGACAAGCAGATAAAGCGCAAGGATGCGATGGAGTTGTCGATACCACGGCAAGACTTTGTCAGAGCGATATTTATCGGCATTCAACGATCGGTTGAAATGAAAATCCCTGACGTGAAAGAAGATGAAACTGTGCAGCACTATCGCGCCAGAGTGATTAACGCTGCTATGAAGTCCGGAGCAACTGTGATTACCGATGTGGGGTGATTATGCAGACAGAAACCGAGAACGCCCTAAGAAGCATTGCTAAAACCTGTCGAAGCGAAATCATCGCTCAGACGAAAGGCCAGCCGAAAAAAAACCACGATCCGATTATCACCCGCATTCTCGATCATCACGCCAAACGCATCACCGCCCTGCCGCCTGGCACTTTCAGTGCAAAGAGGTGGTTGTGCTATTTCGTGCGTGTCGTTGATGCTGAAGCTAATAAGTGAGGAATTATGTCAGAAGTAATTCAAATTACGGCCAACAAGTGGGTGTCCGAGCGTTTACTGATAGCGCTGACGGGGTTGACAAAGAGCGCCATCAAGTCGGCTAGAGAAAAATCATGGATGGAAGGAAGAGAATATCGGCACTACTCCGGCGACCTCCAGCCAAAGGACAACAGCCCAATTCTCTACAACCGACACGAAGTTGATGCGTGGGTTGAGCGTCAGCGCCCAGCGATCCGCAGGCAGAAATCTGCTTAAATACCCTCACCTTATCAATCTGGAGTAAGAAAGATGTCTAAATATCCAACCGGCGTAGAGTGTCACGGCGGAACCTTACGCGTATGGTTTATATATCAAGGGAAAAGATGCAGGGAAAGCCTTGCCGTACCGGACACTACAAAAAGCAGAAAGGTGGCAGGAGAGTTGAGAAGTTCAATATGTTACGCCATCAAAACCGGAACGTTCAACTATGCTTCCCAATTTCCTCAGTCTCCAAATTTGAGAAGGTTTGGCTTCATTCGTCCTGGCGTAACTGTTGGTGAGTTGTCCGCTAGGTGGTTGGAACTGAAAAGAATGGAGATAACGAAAAACGCTCACAATCGTTATGTATCCTATATCAGGGTATGCACTGACATATTAGGCATAGAAAAAACGTTAGAAGGTGTAAGTAACGAAGACATTCTGATGGTGAGGAAAGAGTTGCTGACTGGATATCAACTATGTGGCAAGCATCAAATTAACCGCTCTGCAAAAAAGGGGAGAACTGTTAGGACGGTTAACGTTTATCTTAACTGTCTGGGGGGGATGTTCAGATTTGCACAACGCAACGGATATATTGACCGTTCACCATTTGATGGAATTTCCCCGCTAAGAAAGACCAGGCCAGATCCAGATCCGTTGACCATTGATGAGTATTCCCGCTTCCTTAGGCATTGCCCTTGCGAGCAGATAAGAAACCTATGGGTTATTGCGGTGAACACTGGAATGCGTCATGGGGAGATATGCGCTCTATCATGGGAAGATGTAGACACTAAGGAATGGACTATCACCATTAGCCGTAACATCGCAATAAAAGGGTATTTTACCCCACCAAAAACGGAGAGTGGGAATCGCACGATCATGCTTACTCAGCCAGCAATAGAGGCACTTAAAAGCCAGATGACATATACAAGGATGGGAAAACAACATGAAATAGATGTGAATCTTCGAGAGTTTGGCAGAACCAGAAAGGATTTGTGCACGTTTGTTTTTGTTCCGAGACTGACGGCAAGAAATGGCAGGGGCGGAAGTTGGTATGCGGTGGGTTCATTTGGCGCGACATGGAACTCAATACTAAAACGAGCTGGCATTAGACACCGAAGGGCGTATGAATCGAGACACACATACGCGTGCTGGTCATTGGGTTTTGGAGTTAACCCGAACTTCGTTGCAAACCAAATGGGCCATGCATCGGCACAGATGGTTTACAACGTTTACGGTAAATGGATGGTCGACAATAACAGCAATCAAATGGCAATTTTGAATGCAAACTTCAGTAGCAATGCCCCAACGATGCCCCATGCCATAAATCAGTAA